GGATATACAACCAAAAAGGTTGGGTATTGATTACAAAAATAAATGGGATGATAGATGGTGTAACCTATTGTGTATCAAGACCAAAAAAAATTTTATATTCCCTAAAGTTTCTCTTGATTTCTGCGGATATATATATTATAATGATATTAGAAAGACAAAAGAAACCTCAAAAAGGAGAATTGAAAATGGCACGCCCTGAATTCGTCGAGCAATTTGAAAAAGCCAAGCAGGCCATGAAGTTAATGGAAGATGCGTTAAGAGACGACTACGATACGAGAAGGAATGATTTGTTTCTGGCTGCAAAAAGTATGCTTAGAGCCCATCCTACCTTTGACCAACTAATGTATGTAATAAAGATTTGCTACTACTACGGGATTACTTTACACGGTCGTCGACGTGGATATCACATTTTTGATATTACATTAGGCACTAATTGCAACAACGAAGAAGTTCTTTACTACTTGTATGATGATGGGGTTTCACATGGGAAGTGCTTGCTAAAGAATTTTTACAGGGTAGCTGATTTTAGAAAGTGAAAGTAGATAAGTCCAAATCAGACATTAACGATTAAAGGAGAATTGAAAATGTCTTACAGAATAATCAAACCTACTCGAACTGTTGATTTCGAGGTCGAGGAAAAGATTGAAGAAAAGTATACCTCGATGTATCGACGAGTTTTGTCCCTACTCCCAGCATCCAAATTCAGCTTTGAGAATAAAAAGGACTGGCTCACTAACCTCTTCAAAGTTAAATTTCAAGGGTTGATAGTAGACTGGAGGAAGGATGTCTCAAAACACACGGGCTACACTATGGTTTTCATGACTGTTAATGGAATCATTGTTGCTGAAGTAGGTTTTAGTTACGAGTCTCCATTCAGACTGTTTAATCAGGAAGCTCCGTGGGACTATTTTGAAGGAGGGTCGGGTGCCATTACGCAGCCTGAATTTTCTAAAGCGTTTAGCGATATTGAGGCTCAATACAGGCTAAAATTCGCAGAACCTGGGCGTATGGAATCTGCTATTGCACTTCGCGATACCCTTTCGGTCAACGATATTTTCGAACTACTTGAATGGTATGGTTACGATGGGATGTTTCCGACTGTTGAAAAAATGCGTGAACTTGTTAGTTCTAAGAATATTCGGATTCCCCTGCAAACTTTCAAAGAGTTTTTCAGGATTGTAAGAATTTTGGAAAACAGGAGTAAGAGAAATGATTAAGTCTACTTACAAATCTCGTGCAACGAGATTATCACAAGCGACTGCACCTATTGATAGTATGGTAGTGCATCTTGAAGAGATTCGTAATGAATTTAGTGATATTGAAGATGCATCTGAAAATGTTGCTTTGACAAAAGAACAAGAGGACGAACTATCTGCTAAGATTGGCGAGGTCTGGTCGTTGGATATTGGCGAGATAGAATCTTTGTCTGAAGAAATGTCATCTTGGCGCGATAACATGAATGGAACTAACCTTGAATCTACTTCGAAGTACGAGACTGTTAGCGAATGCGCCGATACTCTGGAGAACGTTGTATCTGAATTATCGTCTTTAGACGAGCCTAGGTCTCTTGATGAACTTGAAGCTGCAATTGCTACACTACAGTCTGCTTTATTAGACTTGGAGAACATCGAATTTCCGGGAATGTATTCTTGAAAGGAATAGCATCATGCTTAAGTTGAATTTTTCTGAGTACCAAATCAAGTTGGCTAAACGCATATTTTGGATGGCATATCAAACCTCAACAGTAGTGGGAATGGGTAGATTTCAAGCTCGTAATGGCGTGACGGAGGATGATGTTTGGAGTAATGTAGTTGCTTCTGGAGACTACTCAATCAGCCATAATAGCTCTGACTGCCTGTATGCAGATTATGTATTTGGGCGTATGATGAAGTTGAGGGTGAAACATACCTCAATGGGGTTAGCAATTTTGCCTGAGAAATTCCATCAAGATTATCAAAGTTTTTCGAAAACTTACAGCGACCCCCAAACTTTGATGAAACTCGCAGTTGAATCTCTTGATTCAGATGAAGGCAATAAAAATGATTAAGGTCAAATCGAAAGAGAAGATTTGGGAGAAAGCTACAGGGCATCCCAACCTACTTCATTTTCCAGTGATTTGTCAGCAGGTTGCGTCTCCTTGCGACTACATTTCAAGGTTATCTCCCAAACGGAGATGGGATGATTACTACACAAGTGAGATATTCTACAAGTGGTGGTATGCAGAATGTGGTGTACATTATTTGTTGACCTGTTGGTACTACGAGAGAGATGAAAATCACAAGCATGATTTCACAGGAGTGCTATATAGACTTGGGTCAGCTGGGGAACTAACAGGCGTGGTGGCTCGTAGCCACTTCAATTTAGTAAGTCTTGCTCCACCATCCGTTGTAAGAAAGTATCCTGTGATTTTTGTTACAGCAGGGTCGCATACTCCTACAGGACTTCTCGATTCTATTGATTCTTCTCGTGGAGTTTGTTATGTTCAGCCTGAGTTCAAACTAACTCGGATGGATATCAACTTCATGAAGAATTGGAAGAGGTTGGATATAAAAGAACCCGTAACTCCTCCTTGGAATTGGTTTGACCCTGAAATTGATAAATGGATTCGGCGTAAATGGGTTCTTGTAGATGGTTCGAAGATTTCAACTTGTGGATTGATGTTTACGAATCCAGCCAAATTGTTTGCTCTGGTGGATGGATACGAAAGGGGAAAGTAATGTGCCCTATTGAAGAACCTTTGAAGAGCTGGTTGAAGGCTGAAACAAAGTGCGAGGTTTGTGGTGAGGTCATTATATATTTAAAGTACTTGGACAAGGCGCAGAAAGTGTTAGCACCTGTTCCAACAGTGCATCATGGTCGATGCCACGCTATTTATTATGGTTCGAAGTTAAGAATTCGAGCTGCGAAAGACAAAGAAAAAAGAGGAAACCAATCATGAAATTTGTGGTAGCAGGGTCTTTGCGGGAATTCTCAATTCTCCCCCGCAGGTCTTTCTCCCCGCTACCACTCAAAAAATTTAGGAGGTTTCGATGAGAAAGGTGTTTGCAGGGGCATTGATTGGATTGTTCATTGGATTCATCGTTGGATTTTTCGTGCTCGGGGGATATTCCAAGGAGTGCGATGAACTCATTGCGGGTTACAAGTTTGCTCTTGACAGTTGCGCAGCTGTTAACTTGAAGATGAACAGCGGTCTTATGATATACAATCAAGAGCTTCAAAATTCAAGTATCAGGGAGAGGTTCATTGGTGAGTTGTTTGGTCGTTTGGTTAGATTGATTCAATCTGACCCTGTGAGCGCGCGGAAACTCGCTGATTCAATTTACAATGAGGCAGCGAAGAACTCAGCGAGTTCTGAAGGTAAGTGAAGATGAGTACGAAGATTTGGCGATTCAAGACTTGGCAGACATTCTTCATCGCATTGATGGTTGGAAGTGTCTGCACGCTTTTCATAATGGAGATGCGAGTAACGAGTAGAGTGAAGACCGTTGTTGCTGATTACGAAAAATCAGTGAACTACTTAGCTACGCAACTCATCTTGTGCGAGAAGATTTCAGACTCAACCACAATCGTTCTCAGTGAACAACTTAGTAATTTGATTTGGAAGTTGCACTCTGACCCAAGTTCGGCGAGGAGTTATGCAGACTCAATAGTCAATGAAGCGATGAGGATGATGGATTCGTTGAGAAGGGAGAACTCATTATGATGTTTACTGGGCTCATAATGACAATGGGGCTGTTCTCCATTGTGTTTTTGTTTGCAGCTGGTATGGTTTTGTTCAAGGTTGAGTCAACCTTGCCTGATTGGTTATTCATAACGTTGCTGATTGGTTTATTCGGCACGTTTGGATTGGTAATGATGAGTTTATGGGGGTTGATTAGGTCATTCGAGAAGAAAGGAGAAAAGTGATGAATGAGCAAATTTGGTCTGCTCCCGATGAGTTGCTCAAGAATGTTCATAGTGAATTGAGGACATTGAAAGAACTTACTGAGGCTAAGAGAAATTTGATTGAGAATCTTAGGAAACTTCATCATGGATTGAAGGGTGTTATTGCCGTTGTTGAGGCAAATCTCAATGGTGAATTGAATAGAGGTGCGTAATGACTTTAGAAGAAAAGAAGGATGAGATTGTAATGAAGATTAGAAAGGATGAAACAACTCTACGAAAATCCTTCCCTGAGTTGATTATTGTTTTGTTTGCAATGGTTTTCATTGGGATGTCTTCAATCTTGCTTAGTGCGGCGTTGTTGGTGTTGCCAGTGCAATGGCCTCCCTTCATTTTGTCAGTTATTCTTGGGTTGATTGGTTTATCTCTTGCAGTTAAAGTTAGTGTGAAGTTGATTAGAGAGATAAAGATTGCAATGATTGAAAAGAAGATAGAAGAAAGGGATATGAAAGTGGAATTAGATTAATTTCACTGATGAAAAGATTAATTTAGTTACTGATGGAGGATAGAGCATGCTTTCGAAATTCAAAGAATTCTGGGTGCTAGTTACTGTTGGGGCAGCAATTGGAACAGGTGTGTTTGTTGTTAAATCAGTTGTTGTTACTGCTGCTGATGTAAAGAGAGCGGTTGATAGTGTGAAGGCAGATTCGGAACAATTTAAACAGGCGTTATCGAATTTGTCTGAAATTGCTTCTGAAGTCAGAAGCACAAAATTTGGATTGAGGAAATTTCTTGAAATGAATGGAATTTCAGACTCGTTGTCAAAAACTTGGTCGAACATTCCGTGGGGAAGAGACTTAGTTGATTCTTCCGGCGAGGTTCGAAAGCAGATTCCGTTTTTATACGATGAGAGGCTGCCCTACATTGGGATTTACTTGATGCGTCAGGGGTCGGGTGATGTCATCGTTCTCGATACCCTGTGGGACATTCGGGATAGGAGTAAAGGAGAATGATATGTCGTATTCTCATGACGATTCTTTTGAGGTCTTCGATGATGAAGACGTTGGAATGGCTGCGGTGGTGGCGGTTGCGGGTTTGTTCGCATTCGTGATTTTGGTCGGTGTCGTGATTTTCTCTTTCGTGAAGGGAGTGATTTATGGCTGATTTTCGGCGTGACGTGAAGTTTTCTTACTTTTACAACATTTTAACTCAACAGTTGGTGGCGGTCGTCGCGTATTTGGCTGTTGAGAATGAAACATTCTTTGGCACATCCGTGGTTTCCGAGAGGGAGTACGGGTTTGACTACCTTGGCCGGAAGTGTCGACCCTGTCATGTGAGTAAGGATGTCGGTAGGTTGATTGCGAAGTTCCGATTGAAGTCGACCCTCGATGACGGGTTGATAAAGGGTTGGTGGCCTTACAAAGGCGAGTTTGAGAACATTGAGATGTTAAGTCATCGTCAGGTGATGACTGACTTGAAGGCGGTGTTCATTGAGAAGCGGGGTTGGATGGGAACGAAGCAGTTTGTTAGCAGCATCAAGACGCTCAGGCAGATTGGCTATGCCCCGAAGCCCTACGGTTACCCGAAAGTGAGGCAGTTGGGATGAAAATATTGAGGAGAGCACTAAATAGGATTTTTACGAGATATTCGTCGGGTTCGTTTGTGAAACCCAAGATTGTCGTGAGGTGGAACAGTCAATTCAAGAATTACGACCTGATTTTACTGGTCAAGGAGGACGTGCCGGACTTGGTGTCAAAGGGGTGGGATTTCAAACCCGCGATGCATTATGCTGTGAGCATCGCCCGGGCGTTGAAAATTGATTCAGTTAAGATAATCGAGGTGGCGCGTTCCTTTGACAGGGAAGTTAGGGCTTCTTATGTTCGAGGAAGTGCGAATTGCCATGACAAGCGCGTTAGGTTGATATGAAGAAGGCCAAGAAGATTTTGTTAGTCGTGGCTCGTCACATTGATGAGCGGGATTTCAACACTCGATTGCAATTCAAGACTCACTGGGATGAGATTGAGAAGGAGATTGAGAAGTTTTTAACGTGTGATTGTGAGAAGAAAGGAGAAAGAGATGGCTGAGATTACGCTGAAAGAAGCGATGGAGTTGCTCAAGGAGTGCCGGGCTCATGTAAAAGCCTATAAGCATAAAATGATGATAGGTGGGGGTGTTGGTATGTGGATAGCGGATGTAAATAGCCTCCTTTCCCGTCTCGATGCGGCGCTGAAGGAGGCTCCCGATGCCGACTGACATAGACGCCATTGTCGAAGAGGCGATGGAGAAAATATTATCAAAAGAATTGGAATATTGGATTACATCTTCAGACACACATTTTCTGATTGAGGTGGGGACGGCACGAATAGAAGATGCCCTCCGCGCCGCCTGCGAAAAAGCGGCAGAGGCGGGATTTCACATTGGGCGCAATGAGCAACTATTCACAAACCACCATACCGCAGGAGAAGGAGAGCCGAAATGACTGAGCATACCCCAGCCGTCAAGCGGGCGACGGAGAAGATAAGATGTTTGACTCTTACAATTTGGTGGGATAAACATACTGAGAAGGAACGGGAAGAAAGGGTCGCCGATATCATCGCCGAAGAAACGGGGGCGGATTTGTTACCGGAGTGTTTAGAGATGATAAAAGATGCTATGATGAGAGAAGTTACTACTCCCGTTGTCAATGGAATATATTTTCAGTGTATATATTGCAGTTATGATAGCCGCCAAGCCAGAACTCATCACGACCATTATTGTAAAGCATATAGTCTCCTCGCCCGACTCCGAAAGGTAGTGAAAGAATGAAGCCAGTAATCGTCAATCTGTTCGAAGGGGAGAAAGATTATAATAGCGTTAGATTCATTATCTATAAGTCAAAATTGGTAGTCGAATTTTCGGGAACAGCGAAGAAGTGGTGCAGTGAATATGTTATTCCATGTAAATATTACCCCGCCATCATCGAGGCGTTGAAGAAAGTGAGCGAGGGTGAATGACCTACGCCGATAATGACGGAGAGATGGGCAGTAAAACGATTAGCCCAGGAGGTGCTGATATGAAGGAAAAATACATTTACCCCGAAGTGTCCTACGACGGGAAAAAGAGGTCAACCGCTAAAGTCTGGCTCCGTATTCCTGGCAATCACAAGGGTAAGTGGTACTATGGGCTGAGCCGCGATGATGACGGAAGAATCGTACTGTCGGAGATATACTCCGGCGGGCGATTTATGGTGCTGAAAGACGCAAAGAAAACGCGGCGTGTGATTAAAGACCTATACCAAGCCTGCCAGGCGTGGTTGAAGAATGATGATGCTAAGAACGCCAACAAAACAGTTAAGGGAGTAAAGTTATGACCAAGACATATTGCGACTGGTGTGGTAAAGAGAATACGGGGGTAGGCTACATTATTAGAGTTGACGGTACTTGTTTCAACGAAAATCTCAGGATTTCGATTAACGGTATAACAGAACCCTCGATTATTCGTCTTTGTGACTTACATGAACACTGCTACAAGAAACTCGTCACCCGCCTCAAGGCGGCGGTGAAGAAGGAGGAGAGATGAGAGGTACTATATTTGCTTTGGCTTGTTATTTCTTGGGGATTCTAATGGGCAGGTATTTTTGGCCTTTTAACAAAGACTCCAAGCCATGACCCGCGCCGTGTGGGGGATGATGATACTGCTGGCGATTGCCGGATGCAGCCAAAAGAAAGCGGAACTACATTATTCCGACATCGAATTAGTGGGTATCAATGTCACGGGCAATCTCATTCAACGGACTATTATTACAAGGGGCAACGATACGATTGATACTCTATTTTTACATGTTACAGTTTGGAATGATTCGGTATATGTCACATTTGGGGACACACTATTTAAAAGAGCACTATACCCAGAAGAAAAGGAAATGAGATGAAGATGATTGTCGCAGTCGCAGTCGCAGTCGCAATCGTAATCACACTGGCGATGCCAGTTTGGGGGCAGTCAACCGAGGAGGTCAGACATCAGCAAATCTATGGACAGTTGAAACATATCTCCACCCAACTCGACTCGCTTATCAAGTTGCAATTAAGGGATGTTGTCTGGGATGGGAGAGTGGACACTAACTATATACGTTATAGGGATTCAAATTTCATAATGATGCATTACTTACCCGACAACGTATATCACCCTCTTCATTCTTCGATTGTGGCTGTTCACGATAAGTTCAATGGTGACGACTCTTTATTTGAGATTGGTGATGATTACATAAAAATAGACCTGCCTGACTCTGCAAACCTGACGCACAGATGGAGATTGACCCGCGACCCCGCAGAAAAATGGCGATTCGTAAAAATCATCATTGCCGAGAGGGGGTTTTGGTGTGGTAAGATATTGCGCCACGGGGTTGAGCGAATAGAACTCCTGACACCCTCTGACACACTTTACCCCATACCCGAATATAAGAGGAGGTTCGAATGAAATCAAGGGTTACGACCGCAGGATTTCTAATTTTGATTTGTATTGTTGTTTTTGGGTGCTCCAATCGATTTGTTCCAGACCCATCTCTTGTAAACACATGTTTTGAGATGGTTAGGGAATTAAAAAATGAACTTGGAACCCCTGACAGTGCTTGGGTTGGAAATCAGGGAATTATGGACAGCAGTTGGCTGTTCATTGGGCAACGAGTTAAGATTCGATTGATTGTTTTTGAGGACTTGACTTGTGAAGTGCAAACAACTGAATTTTACTCAAAGTGAAAGGAAATTACTGTGAGGTTACTCAATGTTTTGATTCTGTTAGTGTTCATTGGTTGTTGTGGGTATCAACGACCGATAGAGGAGGGTCGTGAGGTTGTTGCCGTTGATTGCGATAATTTCAATTGCAACCCCGACAGCTTGCCTTCTCTGGTTGACCCTACGAAGTGGGTTCGTAAGGAATTCTGTGGATTTTACCACGAACCTGTAAGGTGCCCTGACTGTTGTGAGGAGCCAGAATGGCTAATGTCAGTTGATGTCAATCCCCCAATTGTTGAGTACCATTGTGTTTTGAAAGAGAAATTTCAGAAACAATGGGACGACAACTTTCAAGTGTTTTTAGTTGAGGAACTTGAGAGCATGGATTCATTTAAAGTGGTGGGAGTTGATACTCTCAGAGAGAAGTTTAGAGAAGCAGTTGATTCACTTTACTGGTACAGCGATGACCAACGGTTGGGGAGACTTGAGAGGAAAGTTGATTCTTTGTTCAAGCTGCTGTCCCCCAGGGCTACATCGAAGAAAATTAAAAGTATTGATTCCACAATTTTGGTTATACCGTTAGCAGATTGGCAATACGTGAAAAGTATCATCGCTGAGAAAGGGTTTTGGTTTGGTAGAACTTTTCGTCGAGACGGAATAATTCACTACGAACTTTTAACCCCTTCCGACACGCTCTACCCCGTACCGGAATATAAGAGGGGGGAATGATGAATGGTTTGAACTTGAGAAGGAGAAGGAGAAGTTGAGATGGTGAGAGGCTTAGTTTTATTTGTGATGTTGATTTCGCTCGGGTGCGGCGATTGGTCTTTGCGAAGACCTATGCGAGAAATCAATGAGTGCGCGTTGGATAGCAGTGATGTTACTTTTGAGCGTTTGGGGGATTCGTTGTTGGGTGATTGGAACTCGGTCATTATTGAGGTTGATTGCAATCCTGACAGTTTGCCATCATTGACCGACTCAACGCGGTGGGTTCACAACGAAGTCGACTCAATTGAGTGGTACAGCACTGACCAGAAGTTTATGAGGCTGCAGTGCAAGGTCGATTCGTTGCTCGAGTTGTTGACTCCAAAGAAGACGTTCATTCCTGTCAAACTCCTGACTGAAAGGGAGAAGTACGAGAGGATGCCTTTCAGAATGTACGTATCATCGAACGTAACAGGGTCGATTTCATTAGAGGATATTGAGTTTTACTGGTGGAGTGGGATTAAGGAAATCATATCAAAGAAGGGGTGGTGGACTGGTGAGTTGTTGATTAAGGAGAATGATTTCAATAGATTCAGGGCGATTCGGGATACCCTGAGGATGTACCGCGTGTTCAGCACGGGGGAGGTGTTATTTCTCGACACCGTGACTCTGTATCCATCTGACACTGTTTATCCTGTGCCCTTGTATAAAAGGAAGAACAAAAGCCCCTTGTCCCCTGAGAGATTATAAGAACGCAGTGGGCTTTGTTTAAGAAGTGTAACTCATTGTCTGACTTGAAAAAGAGTATTGATGAAGATTGAAACGTCTGTTTGGAGAAATTGATGATAGACTTCGTAGTACAGGTACTCGTATGTGTTTTTGGAGTAGGCGCGATTTGGTTAGTAGGGCGTAAATCTGATAAGTGGAAGCGTTTAGGCTTTGTGTTTGGGTGCTTGAGTCAGCCTTTTTGGTTTTATACATTCATTTCGCACCATCAATGGGTTCTTGTTGGTATTGGAGTAGCTTACGCCTACGTTTGGGCTGACGGCCTTAGAAACCACTGGAAAATCAAAGAAAATCAGAGAATTTAAGTTATCTAAAGAATCGCTGTAATACCTTGTACATCTTTATAAACCTCGAGAGATTGTAAGATTTCTCGAGGTTTTTTCTGTTTATAAATTCTACAATTTTCATAAATTTAATTCAAGTCACTCGAAGGATGAGTGAAAGGAGCCACGAATCACAAGGACTGTGAATAATACAGCTGCAGGCATGGAAGCAACGAGTATGAAAGTGGCTCCTAGAAATTTAGGAGATGTTTTAAGATGCCTTGGTCAAAGAACAAAGACTTACCCGATTCGGTGAAAGTTCTTCCTGCAGGTGCACAGACGGTTTTTAGAAATGCTGCGAATTCGCACTTTGATTCCCATCCTGCAGATGAGACAGGAGCTATGCAAGTTGGATGGGGTGCTGTGAAGAACGCAGGTTACAAGAAAATGGATGATGGGAAGTGGGCGAAGACTGAAAAAACAGAATCTGAGGGCATCTTGAAAGTTGAAAAGATTGGAGATTTTTACGCTCTTCATCTTAAGCAGGAAGATGATTTTCAGGCCAACTCGTTTGATGAGATAGTTTTGGAAAGTTCTAACGGTATAAAAGCTGTTGTTGGTAAGTTGAAAGGGACGAGTACTGTAGTTACGAAGACTGTTCTTGTTCCTGCAAGTGATGACTGGGATGAAACAGCAGCAGTTGAGTGGGTGACGAACTACTATCTCAAGAAAAAGAAGAAGGAGAGCGACGGTTTTGAATACGATGTTGAATCCAGCACACTTTTGCACGAATCGTTAGGCATGCCTATCTCCGAGATGCAAGTTGACGAGTTGACTCGTACTGTTAACGTTAACCTTATTAAGACTGGTTGGTCGATAAATGGGAACTACTGGCAGAAGAAACACCTTGACCAAATTGCTGAGGCCATTAATTTACATCAGCGAAAGAAATCGTTTGTAGGGCACTCAGAATCAAAGTTGGGTCGTTCTGTGACCAAAGAGTGGATGGCTATGCTCAGCGACCCTCTTGTTGAGAAGACTTCGGATGGTCAATTTGTTCTTAGGGCGAAAGCGCATGTTTTTGAGTTTCCGGATGAGGCGAAAGCTTTGTGGGAACGGATAGTGAAATATCCCGAAGCAGTTGGTATGTCTGTTGACGCCTTTGTAACAGGTAAGAGGGGTGAGGCTGAAGGAAGAAAAGGATTCATTCCCGAGGACGTAACAAAGTTCATGAGTGCAGACTTTGTTGACTATGCATCTGCTGGAGGAGGAGTTCGAGTAGGAGAGAGCATTGGGAAAATTTTTGTAAGTGAAAATGAGGAGGAGAACATGAACCTATTTGAGGGTGTCTTGATGCAGATGAAAGCCCTCAAAGATGCTGAAAGACAGTTGTGGGACTTGAACTACGCTTTTGAGGATTACTGCAATCAAACCATTCGGAACAAGGACTTGACTCCTGACGAAAAGAAAGTAAAGATTGAGGCGGCTGTGGCTGACTTAGCCGTTGAGTTGAAGAAAATCAAGTTTCCTGTAATTGAGCCCGGTGGAGGCACCAAATCGGCAGAAGCTAAAGAATCAATACACGTTAAAGAGGAAGTAATTACGATGGAAGTCAAAACAGTAGCAGAGTTAATTACAGCTTTCCCGCAGCTGACTGAGGCTCTCAAGGCGAAGGCCATTGAGGACTTCAAAGCTGAGCAGAAGTTGACTGAGAACTCGAAGCAAGTAGATGCGCTGTTCAAGGAGAATGAGGACTTGAAGAAGGCCAACACCGAGTTGGATGCCAAGCTCAAGGCTCTTGAGGCTGTGACAGCTGAGGACAAGAGAAAGCTTGAGACTTTTGAGTCTGAGAAGAAGTTGGCCGAAAAGGCCACTAAGATTGATAAACTGCTTGAGGACTCGAAAATTGTCAAAGAGGCAATAACTGATGAGTTCAAGAAGAGTTTGTTCAAAGTTGAGGAGGGGGAGAAATTCGAAACTGAAATCAACGCTCTGATTGCTGACCGTGTTGGCGTTTGGAACAGGGCGAAGGGTGTGAAATCCACGACTGGGTTCGGCGAGAAGAACTTACAGGACGCAAGTCACAAACAGGAATCTCAGGGTTCAAAGTTGGATGAGCAGTTCAACAAGCAGTTTCCTACTCTCGCCAAGAAGTGATGAATACATTGATTGACTTAAACATTAAGAGGAGGGAGAGTTTAAAATGAAGCTCTCGATTTTGTGGTATGACCCCGATATGGTTGTGACGCTGAAGGCTACTGACAGCACAGCAATTGACCTTGGGGATATGTTGAAACTGTCTTCGAGTAGGGTCACTCCTGTTGCGGCTGTGACTGACGACGCTACGTTCGTCGGAATCGCGTTGGGTCAGGCTCTCACTTCGGAGACCGGCAAGGAAATTCAAGTTGCGCTGAAGTGCATTTGCAGGGCAACGTTGACTTCAGCCGCGTACGCGTTTCTCGATGGTTTACTGTGGTCTTCGACGACTACCTTGGCTGCTGATTCTGCGGCGAACACCATCGGTTGGTATTATGATTGGCTGCAGACTGGTCAGACTGTGACTTCGGGCAGGGTTTTGTTCGATGTCATCGCTCTTGGCAAGCTCGCTGGCGTTGACGCTTAACAGGGAGGTGAAAGACAATGCTTGGACTTAGAAATTTAATGGAGAGCGCTCTTCAGGATACAAGTAACGATGTCAAGGAAGCTCAGAAGCGCGTAGTTGACAAATTCTCCGAGGCTCTGGACTCAGGCAAAATCAGCCTTGCCAATGGGGTTTCACTTCGTGAAGCTTTTGACGTCCTTTGCAACCCAAAGGGCGATGTTGACTTAGGCAACTCAGCGAGAGTCGCTGAGGCAATGGTTGGAACTGCATTTCCATACTTCACGGAAAAAGTACTCGTTCCGATAATTCGGCGCGAGTATGAGTGGGCACTCAACGACATTCTTAGTCTCTGTACTGAGACGACTACAAATAAACAGACCGTCAACGTGCCGGGTCTCGGGAATTTTCAGGGAGCTGAGAAAGTTGGTTCTGGCCAGGAATATGTGCACGACCAGGGTGAAGAGAACATGTGCACCGTGAAGCTGCACAAATATGGCCATATTATTGACATCACGCGTGAGGCGATTCTCAATGATGAGGCTGGTATACTCGAGTCTCGTGCAGCAGGTGCTGGTAAGTACATGGGAAGGTTGATTCATGAAATAGGTGTGAAGAAGCTGACCAATGTTACGACTATTTCGCTGAACGGTGAGGGCGCTAACACCGCTTTTACTTACAACGAGACTGGTTACGCTCACTTCTCGACTGACCACTCATCCATTGATGGTCAGACTAACAGCAACGTTGACACTACAGCGTTCAGTTATGCTGGAATCACGGCAGTTGAGAAGTTGTTGCTGCTCATGAAGGACGACCGCGGCAAGCGTGCTCCAGTGATGCCAAAGGTCTTGATGGTTCCGGTTGCGCTTCGTCAGACTGCTATGCAGTTGCTCGGTTCCGAGAGGCAATACGACAACGCGAACAATGCGGTGAACGTTTACAAGAACGCCTTTGTTCCATTCTACTCGCCGTTCTTGGATGACAATTCATCTACACTCTATTACCTTGGTGACCCTAAAACAGCGTTCTACCTGTTTTGGAGAATGAGACCAACTACGACCGTTCAGTCGACTGGTTCCGATGACGCCTTTAAGCGGGACATTGTCTTGGCTTACAAGTACGCTTCGGAATTTAACTTCGGATTGCTCGATTATCGGGTTGTAGCTCGAGGGAGTTCCTGATAATTAGTTGTGAGGGCGGGGACGGTTGCCCTTGTGGCGCCGTCCCCGCCCCGCTGACGAAATTTCTGGAATGCAAACAATGAGGAGAAGTGAAATGAAATTACTTTGGATTTTGGGTTTGCTCGCCTTGCTGATTTCCCCGATTTTTGCTCAGACCGACCAGACCAAGTTGGAGGGCAATCTCTACGTTGAGGACTCACTTCGAGTGCCTTACTTGAACGCTTCGGACAGCGCTCGAATTGGGGCAAATGCGAAGGTTGAGAAAGACCTCACGCTCGGTTCGACGGTGGACACCTCCGGGGCAGTTTTGATGTACGTTAGGAACAAAGCGGGGGTTGTCCTCCTTGGTGGGGACATCGTTGAGCCGGACTCGACTGGCATCCTGCTCGGGTGCAATACGAAGGGTGAGGTTGATACTGAGGCCGATTCGTTTTACTATGACTTGGACGCCGAGGGTTACCCAGTTTCGTTGAGGTTCATTACAGTTGGAACTGCCGATGCTGGTGACTCAGTTCGAGTTTACGGCACGGTGTACGGAGCTACTTCCGCTTCAGTTGAGCGAAGGTACTTGGGCACCGGTGCGAACAACGAGCAATCATCGAGTTACTTGTGGTCGGACATCGATTCAATTTCAAACAGGGGAGCCAACGCCGCCACTTTGGATTCGGTGAGGATTTGGGCTTGGTCGTTCGCCGGAGTGAAGGCCTGCATCACCGCTAAGAGTCGCTCCGCCCTCGGGGTGGTCGTTGGTGACAGCATCTCGGACAACGCGGTTGGCCGAATCGTCATCAAGGGGGTCGTTCAAGCTGATGCTGAACCTTCGGCGACCGCTGTTCTCGGTGGGGTGAAGGCCGGCGAGTGGCTTGAGATTAACGCACGTGGAAACCTGACGCAGACGATTGCAGGTTTAGCTCCCGACTCGATTTACAATCGCGGTCTGGCCATTGCCTTGCAGGCGCTTTCGGCGGGTGGAACTGGCGCTGCGACTGACAGTGGCAAGATTTGGATTCTGTGGAACGGTAATTAATCGTGGAGGCAATTCCATGACAATGGGCAACGGGTCACTCAGTTTGAAGTGGATTGCAATCATTATTGCAGCGGTCAGTCTCACTGCAGGAGCAACCACGGCGTTGAACCGAGCGGTCGGTTCGGACGCGAAGGCATTAGTTGAGGAGGCTCTCAAGCAGAGGGCGGAAGTTTCGCAGGAGTTGTTTTTCTCGAAGGAGAGGGGCATTCTACTCGAAGCGAAGGTCTCAGCTCTGGAGGCCGAATTGAGAAAGATGCAACTGAGTCTTGACGGCATTCATGTGGAGACTCAAAAGCAAACAAGCATCTTAATCAAGTTGGAAGAGCAAGTTAGTTATTTACGCAAGCCTTGATAGGCATCTTAGAACACAGGGGCGGTCGAAAAGGCCGCCCATCGAAAAACAACAAAGTCGGTTTCGCCGGCTTCAAGAAGAGACATTGAGAATGATGATAGAGAAACGGACTGCTTCCCTCGGACACCGTTGTTTACTTCAAGATTGTCGTGTTCGACGAAGTTGGAAACAGGAGTTTACCAAGTAACATGGCGACGAAGAGAACTGCAGATGTGATTCCTCCAGCAAGAATTATTGATTTGAGGTAATGAAGTGACTTACATGGACGTTCTCTCGGTTGACAAATTGCGAACTTGTTGCCGCAGTTTGCAATTGTTAGTTGAGGATGTGAGCAGGTACTACAACGTTAAGGTTTTGTGGGGATGGAGGTCACAAAAATGGCAAGACGATGCTTTTGCTCGAGGAACTACGAAATTGAAGTGGCCTGACAGTAAACACAATTTCGTTGACCCCGAGACAGGTGACCCTTGCTCATTGGCAGTTGATATCACTCAAGTGATTGACGGAAAGCCAATCATGTGCGTTGAACCGACGGATTGGTCGAACAAAGTTGCTGTTAATCGCTATCATGGGGAATTGAGACAACTTTACTTCTTCAGCGGAGGTGTTTTGATTTGCGGATTGAAGCAAGGGTTGAAGTTGCGATGGGGTGGAGATTGGAATTCAGACCTTAGTTTGCTGAACAACAAATTCAATGACTTGTTTCATTGGGAGTTGGTGCTTTGATAAAAAAGTGGTTGTTAAAGTTAAGAGACTGCTTTCTTTATTTGATTGGAGTAATTAGTAGCGGTTTTTTGATTTTCAATAGTTTTGAAGGTGAGGGCGTGATAGACTTCGCTGCTGTGATTCCTGGAGTGGTTTGCTTAGTTGCTTGTTTTAAAGCCCTCATAGTTAGGTGGAATGATTATTGAAAGGAGGTTTTGAATGAGACCTGGATTGAAGACCACCGAGGGAATTGTTGGACTGGTTACCTGCGTGGTCGCCGCAGTTCTGAAGGGACTCGGAATTGTTGATTTTCCTACTGAGGCATTTGCTGCACTTGTGGCGTGGGTCGTTGGGAGGTCGCTACAGAAGACCTTTGGAATGACTGCGGAGGAAGAAGCCACTGCCAAAAGGGCATGGAAGAGTTCAGAGTTTTGGGCTACAATTCTATACGCTGGAGCGAAGTTCGTGTGGCCGTCGCTTCCTGATGAGGTGCTTGCGATGGTGCTGACTTGGATTAGTGTGAGAACTGGGGTGAAAATTACTCCCAACTGGAAGATTGGACTGAAGAAAATTGGAACAACCAACAACGTTTCAACTCATGGAGGTTCTTGATGAAACGCGTTTTGATGATTGCTGCTTGCTTGATGTTCGTGGTGGCCGGTGCCTTTGCACAGACCGCTGAACCGGAGACAAAACTGCTCTTCGGAGCAGGTGCTTCGTTTCCTATTGAAGTGTTTGGTGAGGTAGCTGATGTTGGGTTTAGCGCCGTGACTGGTGTTGAGAAGACGATTGGGAGTCACATTGCTGTTGCTGGTCGTTGGACTTACACGAAGAACGATGGTGATTTGGGTGCTAACTTCATCGCCAATACTTTTGACGCTCGATTCAAATACTACTTCACTTCAATTGAAATAGGGGATTTGGGAAAGCACTATGTTGCTCCTTACTTGATTTTCGGCGCCGGAGTTGCTTCGCTTGACAACTCTGAAGATGAGATTTCACCGGACGTGATTTTGGGAACTGCTACTGGTTTAGGAGTGGTTTACAGGTTCTCAACGAATTACGCAATCTTTGCTGAGGGTGAAGTGCTTCCTACAGGATTGCCAGCGAGCAAATTGACTTTGAAGGCTGGAATTACGGTGCCGAGTCCGTTTCAGTTTTAAGTGATGTGGTGATTGTGCGCACGAGGAAGAACCAGTTGACTCTTGCGGATGTCGAAATTAAAGTACGTCGCTTTGACGACTTGAGAAAAACGCAAGCAACCTCAAGAAGTCGAGAGTTCACCCGCTACCGGAATACGGGCGACGCGTTGGATAGCCATGACTTGGTGTTTGAAGTTCCGGAACTGGTTCTTCCTATTAAAATTATTTTAATGAAATTGGCAACTATTAAAAGAATCGGCTGGGTATTTTAATGACTTGCATCGTTGGATTGAAGACTGACGTTGGGACTTTCATGGGTGGTGACAGCTGCGCCACTGATGGAACTGAGTTAGTAATTCGTAAGGATGCCAAGATTTTCAAACTCGGTCGAAGCATCCTCGTTGGATACTGCGGTTCGCCTCGAATGGGTCAGGTTTTAAGGTATCAACTCAAGATACCTCGAAGGCCTGTGAAGATGGATGCTCTGGACTTCATGGTCAAGTTTTTCGTTGAGAAAGTTAGATATGCTCTTCACCTCGCTGGGATGTTGAAAGACCAATCGTCTAATGATTCTGTTGAGGGAAACGTGTTGATTGGGTATCGGGGTAGACTGTTTGTTATCGATTCGGACTTTCAAGTTGCTGAGCCTGACGCTGAATTTTACTGTATTGGAACTGGAGCGATGGTTGCTAATGGTTCATTGTTCACCACCGCTTCGTGCGGAATGTCTCCTGAGGAGAGAATCATGCTGTCGCTTGAGGCTGCTGAGAAGTATTGTGTTGGTGTTGCGAGACCATTTAAGATTGAAGTATTGAGGTGATTACAAAATGAAGTTACTTATTGGCTTGCTTCTAGTTTGCGCGTTACCATGCGTTTCATTTTCTGGTGTGAACGTCAACACAATCATCCTCAAGACGAGTGCAGATACGATTAAGGGAATTCCAATTCAAGATACAATTGGTAACATTCAAGACAGATACATCTTGAAGTGGAACGCTGGGACAGGTCAGTTAATATGGGCAGTTGATTCTGCTGGGGGAGTAGGCTCTTCATGGAATTGGGAGGACTCTTCAGGTGAGGCACCTTTTTGGGTTGACAGCGCTTTGTATGCGATTTTCGCTGACAGCGCGGGAAAAATTGATACAGCTTATGCTCCGTTTCAGCAGTATGTCTCAAATCATGCCGGGGCTGGGGCTGGAGATGAAATCAAAGTTGACAGTGCTGGAAATGGTTCCACTTCCGCAGCCATGCAGTCTCCCGTGGTGGTTAAACAGGGGGTTGGAATTGACCTTGTAATCATCAACGGTGATACAGTTAGAGTTGATGTGAATCTTGCCGATGCTAATATTCCGAATGACATTACAATCACTGGGTTATCGGACTCAACGAAGTGGAATGATGCTCATGATTCGGTGTTTTCATGGGACAATGGTGTTTTATTTTGGACGGACTTATTTACGGATTCTCTCCTCGAACACCCCGTCATCAAGACGTTGATTGAAGACAGTCTTGATGAGTACTTTACTTCCTCTGCAACTCAATTGGAGATTGAGGACAGCCTTGATGAGTACAGTTTTTCGACTCATTTGCACGATAGTACGTACTTTCAATTGTCAGATTTTGACAATTCGACGATTGATACTACTTCAGGTGGCGCACTTCAAATCAAGAGCAGCGGAGTTGGGTCTGCTCACATTTCTAACCAGAGCGTGTTGAGAGAAGATATTGACTCAACATTGAATGACTTGGTGGTGTCTGATTTATTCAAGTCAACCAGATTCTATTCAGACAGCGCCATGGCGACAGTGGATTATGCGAAATACTCAGTGAGTAGTAAAAGAATAGCACGAGCAAGCTCTCCAAGTGATAATTACATTCTCAAATATGACCTTGCGACTGATTCAGTTTATTGGGAAGCAGATGCTGGTTCTGGAAGTGGTGATGACGCCTATGCGGATTCGGTTATTGGAGATGGTGGTGATTGGGATTTGTCTTCTACATTTTACCTTCAGCAGGGAAGTAATATAGACTTCATTAAAGTTGGGGACACGTTGAGGATTTCCTCAACTGGCGGTTCCGGTGATGACATCAAAGTCGACACTATTCTCGGTGACGGCGGAGTCTGGGATTCTCCCTCCGGTTTGGTGATTCAAGAGGGCAGTAACATCGTCTTTAACAAGGTTGGAAGCGATTCACTGAGAATTGGATTCGTTGATGTGTTTTTGAATGAAGCGGATTTTGATGATTCGATTAACGAGCACCCGGCGATTAAAAACTTGATTGAAGACAGTCTGAATGAGTACTTTACTTCCTCTGCAACTCAATTGGAGATTGAGGACAGCCTTGATGAGTACTCCACAACCGCAGCCATGCAATTGGAAATTGAGGACTCCCTCGATGAGTATGTTTTTAGTGTTGACTTTTCGAAGGTGACGGACGACACCTCATCTTGGAAATTCGCTGCAGATTCCGTTGCTGCATGGGACAACGGCGCTCTTGGAACAGTGAACATTGCTAATCAGAGTTTGACGAAGAATGATTTGGATACTACTGAAAGTGATTTTGTTTTTGATGACGCTTATCGTGGGACTTCGGGGACTTCTGAGAGTTTGTACGTCACTGATAGATTCGTTAAAATTCTAATTGAAGACAGTCTGAATGAGTATTCCACGACTGCGGCGATGCAATTAGAGATTGAAGACTCCCTCGATGAATATACTCTCACCAGTGCTTTTAATCTGGTTACTGACGATACGGTTTCTTGGAAAGCGGCAACGGATACGGTCGCCGCTTGGGATAATGGTGCGCTGGGAACAGCAAATATCACTAATCAGAGTCTTACCACTGCCGACCTTGACACGACTTCAAGCAATTTTGTCTTTGATGATGCTTACCGCGGGACTTCCGCGACCGCCGATAGTCTATATGCGACAGAATGGTTTGTCAAGATTCAGATTGAGGACAGTCTGAATGAGTATCCTACAATTACGGCGATGCAGGCGGAAATAGAAGATTCCCTTGATGAATATTCAACCACCGCCGCTATGCAGTTAGAAATTGAGGATTCGCTTGATGAATACACTCTCTTGACGGACTTTGCTAAGGTTACTGATGACACTATTGCGTGGCAAGCGGCTAAAGACTCCGTTGCGGCTTGGGATAATATGGGATATCCTATAGGAAACTTCATCGACACCACTACGCTGGATACAATACAGAACGCGCACGAAGCGGTAATTGCCGACAGTGCCGTAATTGCGGCAGACGTGGATACTACCGGAACGAGCAAGATAACGACCTACATCGACAATCACGCCGCAGTGGTGAATAGCGCAGAAGACTTGGAGATTATCGGCAATGTGACGATTGACGGTAGCCTCTTTCAGGTGGGACACGGTTTTGAATACGACACTTCGGTTGGCTATTATTCCCGACCGCCCGACACCTTCTTGCAGATATTGACCTACTATGATTACCCAGGAAGCGGCGATTCGATGAAACAGACGCACCCCTCAATAATAACTTTCCCCGGCAGGTATGGCGTCAACAATGGCGATAGCATTGACCCGACTACCTGGGTGGCTGATACAGGAAGTTATAAATGGATTTACTGGATGGTGACGACTCCGCTCCGAACCGATACGGCGGAAAATCCAACCTTGTATGTCAGCAATGACCCCTCTAATCCTAACGGTTGGATACGACCATACTACGTTGACCAGTTCAATAATGTCGTTAATTGTCCCGAACCGATTATCTTAGCCCCCACGGTGGGGGCATCAGGTGGACACCTATCCGACGGGCATATTGGGCGGCTTCGCAATGGAGATATGTGCATCCTTTTCAGGGCGACAAATTCCTCCAACTATGACAAGTTGATGACGATTACCTCGCGGAATGGATTGGTCTGGGATACGACGGCAGACACCGCCTCCCTGACTGCATATACCGCGACGACCGCACCTAAGTATATGTCGCCCGCCTGGGTAATTGGCTACGGTGATAATAACTATTGGGTATGGTGGGTAGATGAAAGGAATGGGGCAAGTGTGTCTGACAGTACTGCCGTCAAGTTTTTAAAAGTTACTCGATTGGACTCTACCTGGAATCTCGCCGATACGGTTGTCTGTCAATTCACGGGCAATACTTTCGGCTGGGATTCCCTGAAGATATGGCATATATCGGTGAAGCAGCACGGCTCACAACTGCATATGTGGGCGGCTCTGGCGCACGATTCTGCTACCACCCAAAACGGCGGCGACCTCTGGCACGCCACCAGCGTTGACGGTCGTAATTGGAAATTTGACGCTAAGCCCTTCATCAGCAATCAGGGCGGCGCGCCCAATAGAGATTCGCTGATGATTTACCGGACGGACTGCGAATGGTTCGAGGATGGACGGGGCGGCGGCTGGCAGTGCGTTTATGGCGGGCTTAACTCTCTTGGGGCGCATCATATTTTCTATCGCAAGGTCTATAACGGCTCATATATCAATGTGCCGGTAGAGGTAGCAGGCTTAGACCATACGCCAGAGGACTCGATTATGTTACTCCTGCCGACACAGGCTAAAGCGGGGGACACCACGCGGCTGTTTGTCGATACCTCTTATGACGCTTCGGGTGACGATTGCTACGATACTTTCTCCGTTTTCATCAATGTCCCGCAAGCGATGTACATCGATTCTTTCAACGCTGTGCTGGCTACGACCGGTTCGCTCGACTCAATTGAGTTCTGGGGAAGAAAGAACGGGACGACATTGAATATTAATGATTCGCTCTATCAGACTTATACAACGGCATTTACTACAACCACAGCAACCAAGTTGACCATACCACTGAATAATATTATAAAAACAACTAAGTGGTTTCGACCGGGGGAAAGGGTTACGGCGATATTCTATACCAAGCACGTTGACGCCAACGACAAATTGACTGGCTACTCCGCCGAATTTACGGGGTATCCCAAGTGAAAAAGTGGCTCATTATATTAGTGCTTTTGGCGGCATCCGCGCAGGGAGGAGAGTTCAAGGTTGGCGATTCTGTTCATCACTCTTCTTTCGCTCAGTACCGATATGCGCCACACATGAGTATGACGTCCAGCGGCGGCGTTATCTGGGTTTACTGTGTCGATAAAACTACAGATTCAATGCGTGTCTATACTACTTTAGATATGGGGACAACTCTCGATACAACCAATACCTTTCCCTCCAGCGGTTCTCTTATAAGCCCATACACCGGAGCCTATTCTTACGGAGAATCAACTTTCGTCTCAACGGCGCGAGCATCAGCGGATTATTTTTCTATCGCAAAATTTTCGGGCGCATTATATACGCGCACACTGGTGGACACCGTTGCCTATACTGGGTATAGTGGCCCCGCCGGAACGCCGGTCTTTGGGTTTAGTTTATACGGTGCATCGGGGGGACAAATGCTGGTAGCCCACCGAGAAGAAACGGGAACAACTGACAGTATGAGGGTGAATTATTCTTCGGGTGCGTTATCCCAAACAACATCTTGGACTTCCAGTGATAGTAGTGATGCCGCAATGGGGGGGCAGTATGTTGATTTTTACTGGAATGGAGGGACTTACGGCGGCATTCTTGCTTATGTATTCAGCGAAAATGACCTCGACTGGATAGATGTTGCTAATGGTTTTGATACTTTAAGCACCGCCTTCCTATCTTATAGTCCCGGCTCATTTCAGACTACCTATTGGAATTTCGTACAGAAGAAAGATTCTTTTGGACTGGTGGCGTTTCAGCAGTCAGCAACGGCGGGAACGGATAATCTTTATTCGATGAATTTCAAAGTCTCTGGCGTGGGGGGTGGTTCGGGAACGGTGGTGCGAATTGATTCGGCGTTGATAGAATCGCACGCAGGGATAGCCAGCGGATTTTCCTGTAATCCTTATTATTCGGTAGTGGGGACTAACGGTGACACGGTCAGGCTCTATTATCTCTATTGGGCGGATACGACCAATGCTGATTCGGCGGATATTGTCTATAAGCAATCGACTGATGGCGGCGTGACCTGGGGTTCTCGAACAACCTATGTAGCGGCGGTCAATACTCGCCAGCGGTGGGCGTTACACGCTCCGCCTCGAATATATAAACGCGGCAATTATTTGCTTCACGGGGTCAGTTGGCTTGATAGCGTGGCGACAAGGGATACACTCTGGACTTATCTTGACAGTACCTATATTCCGCCTTCAGGGCCGACTTTCCTCACCGGCGTTCATCACAGCAAGGCGGGAATGATGCCGGCGCACAGTAAGAGTTATATCGGAACAATGCACAGGAAATGAGGAGAAGATGAAAACGCTATTGATTCTTTTGGTTCTGACAGTGCCGGTGATGGGAGGGGTAGCAGAAGATTCTCTGTATAATCACACAACACTCTTGCATTCAATTTCAGAGATTATTGACACTTGCAAATACTATCCGGCTTTTACGCCCAAGTATGAAATCGTCAAGGAAATTTATAATAAGCCCGAACCGGACAGCGTGATTGTGAAAATGGACTATACGACTTGGAAGAAATTCTTAGAATGGATACAGCCCCAGTCTATGTCAGTGACAATATGGAATGTAGTTGCGGATACTGTATATTGGGATACCTTGCAAAATTGGTGATAAAGAGGAAAAAATGAAAAAGTTCTTATGTGTTTTCACTTTGCTTTTTATTACTTGTTCTTTGAATGCAGCCATCGTTGTCAATCGTCTCGTGATTGAAACCAGCGCGGACAGTATTCGTGGTATTTACGTTCAAGACACGACCGGGAATATTCAAAACAGGTTTGTCTTGAAGTGGAACGCCGGCACGAGTCAATTGGTGTGGGCAGTTGATTCTGCTGGTGGAGTTGGTTCATCTTGGAACTGGGAGGATTCTTCGGGTGAGCCTCCTTTTTGGGTTGACAGTGCTTTGTATGCTCTTCTTGCTGACAGCACTCTGAAAATCGACACTACTTACGCCCCTCTTCAACAATACGTTTCAAATCACGCTGGTGCTGGTGCGGGAGATGAAATAAAGGTTGACAGTGCTGGGAGTGGCTCTACTTCCATTGCTATGCAATCTCCTGTAGTGATTAAACAGGGAACGGGGATTGACTTCGTAATCATCAACGGTGATACAGTTAGAGTTGATGTTAGCATTGTGGATATCAATGTTCCGAATGACATTACAATCACTGGGTTATCGGACTCAACGAAGTGGAATGATGCTCATGACTCTTCGTTGACTTGGGATAACGGTGCTTTATTGTGGTCGTATTTATTTGATGATTCGCTTGGAAATCACAGAATTTCTTGGGATGCTGCGGTTGAATCAGTTTTGGTGTGGGATAACGGAATTTTGCTTCGAGGAGAGTGGTTTGATGATTCGTTAAACAACCATATTCAACTTGGAAACTATATTGATTCAACCACGCTCGATACAATTCAAAACTCATATCAAGCAGTTGCTGCTTTGAGGTCTGATTCAACTTCACGAAGTTGGTTGGGTTTGACCACGTTTTTAACGAGTGACTTTGACAATGTTGGAATTGACACTACTTCTGGTGGGGTGTTGAGATTGAAGGATGAAGGCATAACGACTGACAAGATTTTGAATCAAACTATTCAAAGAGACGACATAGATTCAACTTTAAACGACATAGTTGTTTCAGATTTGTATAAGGGTTTGAGAACGTCGGTGGATTCTGGAGTTGCGACGAAATACTACGCCCGTTACAATGTCGGAAACAAAGCGATTTCAAGAGTAACTCCAACTGACAACTTCATCCTGAAGTACGACCAATCAGTTGACTCAGTGATGTGGGAGGCTGATGCTGGGGCTGGTTCTGGAGACAATGCTGTGGTGGACACCATTTTGGGCGATGGTGGAACATGGGACTTGCCCGCTACGTTTTTCATTCAGGAGGGAACTGGAATTGCCTTTAACAAAATTGGAACAGATACTTTGAGGGTTTCAATTACTGGTTCAGGCGGTGGAGATGACATCAAAGTTGACACCATCCTGGGAGATGGAGGAGTTTACGATGCCCCTAGTGGGGTTGTTTTTCAAGAGGGAACAGGAATTGTCTTGAATGTTTTGTCTTCTGACACTGTCAGAATTGGAGTACTTAGAGATTACTTACTATCAAGTGGAGACACGGCGTCTGCTTCAAATAAAGTTTGGGACTTTGAGGATGGAGTTATTTCCGACCTTAACAAAATTGAAGACTTGGATTCCATCATTCTTAACAATGGAGATACCATTACTGAATTTTCAGGAACTGGGTTAACTATTTCAAGTGGTATTTTGTCATCTGTTCTCGGGACGAACGTTACTGACGCTGAAGTCGATGATGATATCACAATCAATCAAGCGAGTAGCGCAGTCAACGCTTTGAATTCTGATTCATTGGGTCACAAATTGTACATGACTGGTGATACACTAAAATCTATTTCGGAAGTTCTTTACATTGCAAGTGCCTCGAATGACTTGCAATTGCAAAATGACACAATTTTGATTGGGGAAGAGAGTGGTGACAACGATGTTTACTTGATTGTTTTGAATACTGAGGATACTGCGTGGATTAAACTTGACGCGGCAACTGCAAAACTTCAATTCAAGAATGAAAGTGGTTCGTTTGCTAATTTTGGGGCGTATTCAGATTCAATCAGTAGGTCGTGGGGACGAGGTGTTTGGTTTGAATTGTCGGACTTTGACAATGTGACGATTGACACTGGCACCTCCGGTGCATTGAGAGTGAAGGATGGAGGCATTACTGGCGCGAAGATTTTTGACCAAACAGTGCAGCGTGATGACATGGACTCAACGAGTAATGACGTAGTTTTCAGTGGAGTTTACAGAGGAACGAGGGAAACCGCCGAATCTCTTTTAACGACTGACCGTTGGGTTCGCTATGTAGTTGGAGATAGCTTGAACAACTACAGCTTGATTACTCACAACCACATCTCGGAGTACTTCGCCTTGAGTGATTTTGATAATGTCAGCATTGACACTTCAGCGGGCGGTTCCCTTCAATTGAAGGATGGTGGTGTAACAAATACTAAGATTCTTGACCAAACAATTGCTCGAGATGATATTGACTCCACTTCAAATGATTTGGTCGTGAGCGGGATATACCGTGGGACTCGTGAAATCGCTGACAGTTTGTTGCCCACCATAAACTGGGTGAACTTATTGCTCGAGGACAGCCTTGACGAGTATAGTGTGACGAATCACAACCACGATGCGTCGTACTTTGCTCGAGATGAATTCGATAACTCAACGATTGACACCACGGCGACTGGGGCGTTGGAGGTCAAGGCGTCGGGGATTACAACTAGTCAAATTCTCAATCAAACCATCACGATGAGCGACATTGACACGACAAGCAACAACTTCGTCTTTGATGATGCTTACAGGGTAACATCAAACATTGCGGAGAGCCTACTCGCGACAGTTAATTACGTTAATGAGAAAGTTATCTCCACGGGTTTAATGGACACGCTAAACTCCGGGGACAGTTTGATTTACGCCCACTTGGCAGATACTTTCTTGTTGGTTGTTAACTCCGGCGACACCACCAAGGTCTTGCCGAGGGACAACGCTGAGTTGATTTTGGGGTCGGAAGGGTTGACGACTGCTGACAGTTTTAGGGTGCTCAATCGATTATACTTCGGTAAAGAGGGATTGACATTTTTGGATTCTTCAGACGTTGATTCTCTTGTGAATCTTGGAGGTGAGATTGACAGTACTGAAATCATCGACCAAACTGTTAAAAGGAATGACATTGATTCAACTTACAACGATTTGGTTGTTTCAAATTTGTTTAAAGTCACAAGGTCATTTTCTGACAGCGCTATGGCGACGAGAGATTTTGCGAAGTTCAATATTTCGAGTAAGCCAGTCTCAAGGGCAGCAATCACTGACGACTATGTATTGAAATACGACGCCGCGCTCGATAGTTTGATGTGGGAGGCAGATGTTGGTGCCGGTTCAGGGGATGACGTTAAATTCGATTCAACGTTTGGAGTCTATGGCGTGTTCGATATGACGAATCCTGTGATTCAAGGTGGTTCATTCATTGAGATAATTGCAGTTGGGACTGACACAGGCAGAATCAATGTGGATACATCAGGAACTGACGCAATAGCCTCAAAGACTTGGTCAAGGGACAGCCTTGTTCAGTCATTGACCGCTGGAAATGGTGTTGATGTTAGTGCTTCTTACGGTAACGTTACTGCAAGTGTTGACTTGGATTATGGTTTGACTTTCGATGGGGGTCAGTTGGAGGTCGATACTACCACGGATGTTCCGTCAATGAATATTTTTAAGAAAAGAACTGAGGCTTATTTCGACAGTTTGACCACCAGAGACAGTCTCATTTTGAGAACTACTACTGCCGGCGTGGACACGATGATTTCGCTCTTCTTAAAGGGAGATACTGTGTTCTTGAATCCGAATGACAACAATTTATTTTACTTTGGGAAGAGAGGAGGAATGAATTTACTCGACTCCGTTCGAATTCTGAAGCAGCTTTTCTTCGGGAACGCTGGGACAACAGTGGTTGATTCGCTCAAGGCAGACTCAATCGTGACTGGTAAGGGTAGATTCTCCCTTGATGAAGTGGTGTTTCCACTCAACATGGTGTTTGGCGCTGACCGTGCAGTTGAAGATTCGGTTAGGTTGACTCAGCCGGTTCGAAAGGCAAACAGCGACACTGCCGTGTGGTTGCTTGACTCATGTTACGCAGTCGTAACGACTTCAAATGACACTTTTGATGTTTCTGGTCTTGCACCTGTAGCTATGAATGTGGACAGTTTGATTTATTTGTATCAAGCAACTGGTCAGATTGACAGTATTGCTGCTTATAGTTGGGACATCACAGATGGGTTCGAATTGACTGACTCGTTGTACTATTACGATGGAACTGACCGAAACTCTGTTAATTGGACTCGGGTTGCTCTTTATATAAATGAGTCATTCAGCGCAGGTCAAGAGTTGAGGGTGAGGTTTTTCACTTCGTTTGCTTCAGGCAGTAACAAGACTGTCAGAATTGCCTACATGAAAGCAAAAGGGAGGCCTAAGCAATGAAGTTTGCATTGCTGATTGTACTTGTAGCGTTAATTGTTATTCCATCCGTTTCAGAGGCAATCGCTACTCGTTACGACCGGACGCAAACTGGACTCGATTCACTTGAGAGTTCATCCATTGCAGGTGGGTTTAGCCGAGGTTGGCATCGAGTGTTTTTAACGAAGAGTGGTGATGTGTTGATTAACGGCTACATGCGCTTCAATTTTGGGCAGAGTTTCTACAAGAGTTCGGATTGGGGTACGACTTGGATATATGATACTATTACTGGGCTCACTGCAACAACGGCGGTTCAGAATTTTTCATGGTTCTTTGATGATTCCGGGTGGGCTTTGAATGCTGCAAGTGCTTCCGGAGTGCCATGGACAATTAGACGATATGATAGAACTGTTGCTGGGATTTTGGATACAGTCACGACCACTGGTGGAGCAAGTTCTGCTACGAGAAGACCTATGCTGACAGTTGTTGGTGGGAAGTTGATGGTCGTTGTCAATAATGAATCCACCCCAGATGATTCTGCTTTGGTAACCATTACTACTGGTCAGCACTCACAGGATGCTACTTGGTATCGTGCCTTTAAGAGCAAGGAATTTACTGGCGGCGGTCTGAAATTGCCTCATCAATGGGGTGGAGGAAGCGGCGGAGGGATTCTTGCTACTAACATGGTTCAGTCCGATTTTTACTGGGTTGACTCGCTTTACGGGTTTGACACTCTTCACTTAGCATTCAAACCCGGAAACGACCCTTATCTAAGGGATTGTTGGGTCATGCCTTTGTTGGAGAGTACAGGAGTGCTTGTGTATCAATCAGGTGCTACTTCAGGAACTGACACCTTAGTCAGTTTCAATTACGTAGTGCAGAATACTGGTGATGGCACTGGCGGAAATGTTTCTATTACGCTATCGAACAGACAGGTTGTGGAAACTCATCAAGGAATTAAGAATGGTAATCAGGCCAACGTGACTGGAGGGACTTTCATGCCAGGTGGCGACTCTGCTGTATGTTTTTACAAGTACTGGCCTGATACGACAGTTGACAGCCCGAGCATTGTTGGCAAGGTGTTTAACGGTAGTTCGTGGGGAAGTTCATTTTACGTTTCTTATGGAAAGATGAGGTCAACTCTTGATTCGACAATTGAATTCATGCAGGCGAGCCCGTATTTGTGGAAGATTGGAGATTACTATCGGTATGTGATTGCCCATACTGATAGTTGTGCAGGGGATACCTCAAAGGGAACCGTTTTTCTCGGAACGATTTATGCTCCGAGCGGCGAACTTCCAGCAGTGATTGAGCACTCAGGAACGATTCATAACAAGACTGATGGGGCTAAGATTCATGACGCATCTTCAGTTCGAGTGAGACACGGGGAAGATTAATGAAAATACTTTTGAGAGTAATCATTGTTTTAGGGTTGACGTTCATTGCAAGAAGCGCTTATACGACTGACCCAGTCGTGACGGTGAGTCATTATGCAATGGACAGTTCAACTTCATCGGTTTTCAATCCTTTGTCAATTCCGAGATGGCAGATTTGCCCACTCGCTGATTCAGGTCACGTGGTGTTCTACAACGCTGGCTACTTGAACAAGGCGGTGACCCTGACTTTCGGACTCGATAGTTCTCAACCGTGGGTTAGTTATCATACAGGAGCGTTGTCGGACTTAGACCACGCTCACTTGAGTGTTCACAACGACACGGTGATTGTTAGTCGTTCTAACAACAGCACGCTTCAGGCTTACACTCCCATTGGAGATTCACTCACTCAACTTTGGACTTGGACTTGGCCTTATTCTGAGGCAGATGTTTACGTGCCCTCAATTCAAAGGTTACCCAATTCAGACACTTGTATTGCAATAAGTCGTGGTTTGGATGATGCTCATGCCATTGCTTGGTGGATAAGTTCGAATAAGGGGCAATCATTCGTTGAGCAGGGTTACATGGTTAACAGAATTGGAACTGGCAGGTGTCGAATTGGACTGATGGTCTACGGACAGACGGTGGCAGCTGTAGTTGACACAGGCGATTACGCAATTGAATGGTGGACTTTTAATCGTTCATCATTGACCTGGGTTCGTGAGGGTAAAATCTTTAACAGGTCGATGTATCGTGGAATGGCTGGAAATGTTGCAGAAGATTCCATTCAGTTCTTAATTGGAACTCGGGATTTGTCCACCGGTGACTCGATAATTTGGGCATGGAAGAATCAAGGTGATGTGTCATTCGTTGAGGGAACGGGGTTCAAGACGTCAAATGTTGGACAATCACTTCCACCTTACACTGCCTTGACTTACATTGAGAGTTCAAGGAGATTAGTTCTGTTTTACAGTGACAATGATTCAACTGCTAATGACGATTACTGGACTGTTTTTTGTCGGTGGATGAAGATGGACGACAAGACTTGGAGCGCCCCAACGAGAGTTTCAAGGGGTACTGATGCTTGGAAGGTAGTGACTGCTATGCGAGTTCCTGAGTCTCACGGGGACGTCGCTTACGCCATGATTCCGTTTGACACTTTGATTGGAGCAACTACCTACCACCTTGCTGGCGTCGTTAAGGTTGAATTTGACGACCCGGACGTTAGTACGACTCGGGGAAATTTGGGAAAAATCAAATTGCGAAAGGGGAAGTTGTGAAGAAGAGAGCGGTCAATATTAGACTTCTGATTTGGGTTTTGAAAACAACAGCCATTGATACAATCGGAGCTTTTCTTGCGTTCTTTATTGGTATCTATCAAGTATTGAAATGGACTGGTATTGTTTTATGGGAGTTGCTTTTGTTGTTGTTTGGTTTGACTGAGAGGGAGAGAAGATGAAGTTCGTAATAGTTGCAGTTTCATTAATCATTCTTTCAGCTCCAGTTTTTTCAGCGATAATCACTTTATCTCAAAGCAGTGGTTGGCCGTACACAATCACGAATGACTTCAATTATGACACTGTGGTTCTTGATGGCAACATTCACGTAGATGATGACGCCATCAAGTTCAGTTCTGGGACGCATGATGTGCTGTTTGACCTTGATGAAGACACGATTTACTTCGGTGAAAATGGTTACGTGTACGGTCGAATTTCGAGTGTCGGTGCATCTGCTTTCGACTTCACTGGTAATCCTCAAGTTTACAACATCGCCGTGCGTGGAGGAGCGCTGGTGCATAATATTTCGGGTTCATTCACCACCGAACTCCACTCAGTTGGCGCCATTCGAGTTGCGATGGCCTACAACGTCACGTTTGAGAGCACGTACGTTGAAGTTCGGGGTGGTAATGCGCGAGCGGTTTGGTCAACGGTTGGTTTATCCACCAGTTTTCCTTACAACTGGGAATTTCGGGAGTGTGTATTCAACAACTTGAGTTTGAATTACTTCGACCGGCAGTACTGGGATGAGCACACCACTTTGAATTTTGGTGGGTGCAATTACCGCGGTGGGGTATCGGGATTGGAGGGTTTTGACCATCACGTTAAAATCGTCAATTGTTCTCTCGTCACGGCGCCTCACGCTCAAATTCACGTCAATGGGGACAGCCTTGTTGCCGTTATTGACAGCAATTGGATGCTCACTGATGCTTGGAATGACCACCCGTCTTATACTTTCGCCGAGTGCTTTGCCGCCGCCTTGCGCTCTGGTGTTGACGGTGACAACATTGTCAAATTCAGGTGGAACATAATTCGGAGCGGTAATAACTATGGTGGCGGACGTGGGCTGATGATTACGGGGCTCGATGGTCACAAATTTACTGAAGATAGTGGAATTTTTATAGGGTACAACAATGCCAAAACTCATCAGGGATTTTCTGGTTACGATAATAATGGAATGTCAACTTATTGGAGAGAGCACTGGCAGAACATAATAAGTCGTGGAAATTATTGGGAGAATTGGGGAGACACATCTAACAATGAAAATCTTGGGGATTCTGCTGGGTCATTTTCGTTGGCGTTGAGAATAGTTGGCGCAGGGAGCGACAACGAGCCTTACGGTCTTCACATTGTTGGGGATACGTGCGTTTCATACATAGTTGGCGATGCCAAGAATGCGCAGAACTTTGGGTGGGGAGGCGGCGCTATCACTGCAGCGGCAATGGTGTTTGAGGAGTTTCAGCCTTATGGGTCGTCTGAGCCAATCGCTGGTGTTACTGTTGAATCATGCATTTTAATCAGCAACGGAATTTTCTTGTCGAACGCAGGATACAACGGGACTGGTGGTAAGTACCTGAATTTTGAAAACTTGAAATTTCAGAATTACGGTGGTGCGGACGTTGTTGCGCCATACTGGACTGTGTGGTTTCAATCACCCAGCAATCCAGCTGACCAGAGGCACTCTCACCACAATTACATCTGGAATCCAATTTATGAGAATCAGGTTTCAGACACTCACTGGGCGCCTGACTACGACGCCAACGATTCAATATCTATGGGTTTGGGAACAACTATAACAGTTCAAGTAAACGGAAACAATGGGTTGCCAGTCTCCGGTGCAAACTTGTGGGTAATCAACAATTACGATGATACGATTTTGAGCACGATAACCAATACCACTGGTCGAGCGACAGTTGACGCCGTGTATTGGTGGGAAGGCAACAATTTTTATCCAGTAGATTCCACTGAATTCAATCCATTTACAATAAAAGCATTGAAAGATTCTGATAGTACTGAATCGAATCCAACAGTTGGATGGAACGTTAAAAGCTTCACTTTGACTTTGTCAGGAACTGAGGGGTCTAACCCGAGATTCAGAAAGAAAATAATGAGCGGAAAGTTTGTAACGGGGAAGATAAAATGAAAACTAAAGTTGTCCAATTGCTCATAATCGTAATTTTAACGAGTTCATTGTTGATTGCTGCTAACAGAACTGTCCCCGTTGGGGGTTGTTACACGCAGAATTATTTAAGTGCCGTAGCAGATTCAGTGAAAGTTGTCGCTACTGATTCTGCGTCTCTTAATGACACTATTTCGTTGGCTTGGACTTCATCTTGCTACAGTGGAAAAATCACTGTTGATGCTGATGGGGATTACGTCAGTTTGGAGTACTTGATTTATGACGATGATACTGTTTTTCAATCATCTGAAACAATATATTTTTCTACAACAGTGGACGACGATTCTTCTTTGCTGGACTTTGTGAGGAATTCAGGCACATGGACTTCGGCTGAAGCGGACTCTGTTTTGAGTGCGGTTCGGGATGATGTGATGGCTAAGAAAATTTGGAACATCGCCTTCTCAACAGGATTTACAGCAGGGTCAATGGGTGATAGTTTGACGAATTGGACGTATGTGCAAGGTCAGGCCGCTGGCATTACTGCAGACGCAATTGTGGAGGCTTGGGCAAATAGGTATCTATCAGATTTCGCTGATGCTGCGGATTTTGATTCGACATTTGCGGGAGCCCTTCATCGAGCGGGTCAAGTATCTCTTCGTGGCAACAGAACTCTTACTCTGACTTTTTATGATAGCGTTAGTTCAGAGGTCATTCCCTTTACTTCAGCGACGATTAAAAATTACAACGGAACTGCTAACTTATGGTATTTCAAGACGGACGCCAGCGGAGTTGAGGCAACGACCCTTCCAGCGGATTCTTACAAGGTGTATCCTTATCAATATCAAGTCACGTTCCCGTCAAGTTACTACACTTTTAACATTGACTCTGGAAACGTAAATGACACTATCAACGCCTCGCCCCTCGCATCGTCACCCTACGACCCGCAGCATGCCACAATCACGGCGCGTGGTTACATCTTTAGGCCAAACTTAGTTAATAAAAACGGTGTACTTGTTCGCGCAAGAATAAGCAAGGAGAATGTGAAATTGACCCGTGGTAATATTCCTATCTCCCCGATTTGGGTGACAGACACGACAGATACTAACGGTTACTTCGAATTCAATTTGTATGTCTCTGACTCTCTCACACCGAGAACTCCTTGGACGATTGAGGCAATCGACAGTTTAGAGAAACCCTTCAAAACCACGACAGTTTACACGCCGGTAACAAGTCCTTATGACATTGAATGGAGGTAACAATAAATGGTGACATATAACACAACTCGATATGACTTGCTGACAACTCCGTTAAATGTGAGGAAGATGTCCGAGTTGATTGTGTCAAAAGTCGAGGATGCTGCGAGTGAGGAACTCGAGACAATCTCCGATGAAGAGGTTGAACTTCACATTGAGGACGCCTCGGGAATGGTTCTTGGGGCACTTGAGGGATATTACGGTGGCGTTAGTGCGCTGCAAGTCACTAATCCTTACGCGAGCAAGCCTTTCGCTTTGCCGACCAACCAGAGCAAGGTGAAGTTGTTGAAGGTGGGAGTATCCTCGACGGCCGTGACTGAGGTTTGGACTTTGAAGATGGCTCCGCCTGCTGACAGCACGGAGTACATTCGGTGGACGATTGAGGGGTCGGTGAGTGGCGAGCAGGGCAGTGGTGCAATTTTGGTTACGAATCCTGTGGACTTTAACTCGACAAATGAGGCCATTCAAATTTTGACGACTTACTGGCAGAGAAATGATGATGTTTCTAAGGAGGGTGACAAAATTCGGTTCGCAACCTTCAAGGTTAAGCCAATAATTGCCTTCATAACTGCAATGCTTGCCGCAGGCACTCTCCTCGATGCTAAGTTGAGCGAAGTTTCACCGAACTCATCGAGCATCGGAAAGAGGTTGACCGACCGGGCGTTTGAGTGGCTTGAGAAGTTGGCAAATCCTGAGAAGTCCGGAGTTACTTTGGCGAGCGTTCCGACGGTGGACTTCACCTTGATAATGATAAGTATGAATCCGTCGGATTCTCTTGGAGAAGATGCTACGAAGTACGAATCGATTTCGGAAGAACGAGAACGGTTGGATATAATGGGATTTGATTCGTGAGGAAGAAGTGTCCGGAATTAATATGAAAATAGATGATAAGGAAGTCATCAAACTGATGAAGGATTTAAGGGCGAAAACGAAAACACTGAAACCGTTTTTTGTGCACTCCGCAATTCCAGTTATCCAGAGAAGCACAATGATGAACTTCAGGGCTGGTGGTCGACCTCAACGATGGGAAGCATTATCATCGCTCACTCTCATGAATCGGGGAAATCGAGTTGCCAAGCATGCCCTTGGTCAGAATATTCTAATTGATTCCGGTCGACTTCAAAAATCGATAGGAACCGTGAGAAATATTACTGATTTCTCGCTCGAGTATGGAACTAATTTGATTTACGCTGCTGTGCATCAGTTTGGGGCAGTAATCAGACCTGTTAGAGCCAAGGCCTTGACCATTCCTCTTCCGAATGCTCGCCCTGGAAGTTCGGCAAGGGATTATTCAAACACTTTTGTAGCGAAGGGTGTGATTTTTCAAAAAACCGCGAAGGGTGAAGCAATTCCTCTCTTCAAATTACTCTTATCGGTTAGAATTCCATCAAGACCTTTTATGGTTTGGCTTGATGAAGACATTTACACTTTGCAGAGAAATTTATTGATGTTTATAACTGAGTCGGATAAGTATTCGGCTCTAAACAAAGGGTGAGGGTCGCAATGAGTTTAATTTTTGAAGGATTGGACTTTTTCTTACTCCCGCACGTCGTGATTTCACGCCAGGTGACTGTAGCAACAGCTGGAACTGAATTGCCCATTGTGCCAATAAATTATAACACTGGCACTATCACAGTAACCGATGGGAGTACAACACTTGTTGGGATTGGCACAAGTTTCGTTGGTAACGTTTCAGTTGGAGATGTGATTGAAACTGCTGGGTTAGTAACTTACTTTGTCGCTGCCGTAACAGACGACACACACTTGGAATTGTCAACGGAGGCAACCGCAACTGAGACTGGAGTTGCTTATTCATCTTACACGCTTGAGGAGACGGTCAGAGTGATTCTTCGGGCAGATAATGATAATGCTGGAAAGATTTTTGTTGGTGGGGTTGGTGTTAGTTCGACTACAGGACTTGAGTTGAATGCAGGAGATGAACTGACTTTGAAAGTTAATAACAAAGTTTCCAACATTCATGTTGATGCTGGCTCCAACAATCAGAAAGTTTTTATCTTAATTGAAAGAGGAGGCATAATGGAAACAAGAGTTCCAACCTCGATTGCAACTGGGCAGAGAACGAGTGCAGGCGGAGGTGAAGTTCAGTTAGTAGCTACAAAAGTCAACACTGTTCAAGTTGTTATTGAGGCTTTATCAACAAACGCTGCATCTGCATATGTAGGGGTAACTGGACTTGACGCTACATCCGGATATGAACTGACCCCAGGGAAAAGTGTGGTTTTGAATGTGAACGACCACGATGCAGACGTTTACGTTTACTTGGCTGCAGGAGAGAAGGTTTCGTATTTGATTACCAAGCCGTAATGAAGAAATGGATTATCAGGGAACTATACAGGAAGTGATGACTGCATTGAACGACTTGCTGAAGGCACTGCGTTCGGAAAAGGCAGGAAGCCAACTGTCAAGAGTTTCAACGTTTCAACTCGGAATTTTGCCAGTGACGATTGTGTACCCAGCAATCGCGCTACTTCCAGATAGTGAAATGTATACAAGGTTTGAATCTGGTGGTCACTACACAGTTGAGCGGAATTTTCAAATAGAAGGGTTTATTAAGGAACTTGACATAACGAGCGCGCAACAAAGGGCAACAACGCTTGGAGAAGAAATCAGGGACGGTCTACTGCGAAGGGCGTCAATCAGAAAGTCTGACAAAGAGAAATCTCTGGTCGGATTTGGGATGACAGTAGGAAATTTGACTCTTGCTGAGGGAGTGAGCAATGAGGACTTTGTCATTGGGAAGTTTATCTTGCCGATTACGGTATTTTCACACAGTGTTATTCCTTCCACAAAGAAAGTGGAGCAAACTCATACTGAAAGACCTGAAAAAGAAGTTTTCAGTAAGTTACTTGAAATCTTAAAGGCGAATCGCAGTTTGATGTTTTCAGTGGTTAGGCCATCAAATATTTTCAGTGTTGTTCTTCCTGGTCTTGGAACATTCAACACTCCAGCAGTCTTCGTTGAGGAAATTAGTTCTGACCTTCTGAGAAGAGAATCTGGTCGTGATACTATTATCAGGAATTTTGTAATATCCGTTTACACATCAGCAATTCCCAAACCGCAGTTGTTGTGGAGTAACCTTGAAGTTTTGGAAGGAATCAGAGATACAATTTTGGTAAACAGCCAACTTGACGGATTGGCAAAGAGAACTGTTGTAGATAAGTCATCTTTTTATATATCAACTTTGAAGGGCTCAAATTCTTACTTTTATCGGTCATCGCTTGATGTGAAGGTTGAATGTTTTAGAGGAGTTGATTTTGTTTAACATTTTTGGAGGTTTTGAAACATGGCTAAGACAGTAAAAATTCAACGTGTTGAGGGGGAGAGGCTTCTCCCTCGAGATGCGGTGGAGTTCTTTAAACAACACCCTGAGGAGTGGGAGAAGTTGAAATTCGGCGAAGTAATTGAAGTTCCTGAAGAGATTGTCCCAAACTTGAAGGCTGTTGTCATTGTAGAGAAGACTAAGAAAAAGGAAACTGATACCGATTTGGGAGGTGATTTGAAATGACAATGAGGGCACTTTACCAAGACATTTACTTGTTTATGCACCAAGTAGTTGGAATTTCAACTTCAGGTTCATTTGGCGTAACTGACATTGGGTTGAATACGAATGTTTTCAATCTTGTTCCAACTGCACATCCGAATTTGATTGCTGGACAGCAGATTTCAGATGTTAGAAAGGCAACAGGTCTGTCTCAAAAAAGAACTGGCTCTGGGTATGAATTTGTTCAGACCCTTCAGCAACCCTCTGTTACTGGAGTCAGTGTTGAGATGACAACCAAAAATCTTGGCGCATGGCTATGGTTATTCTTTCAGCAAGGAGTTTCACAGGGAGGTGCTGCTGTTTATAAGAAAACTGCGGTTCCTTACACCGATTCGGACTGCGAAGTTTGGGCTTCAATTGCCCGTGTACTTGATACTGGTTCTCAATCACATCAAGTTGATGGGGCAGTTATCAACCAGCTTGCTTTCTCAGGAGTTGAGGGAGGTGTTGTATCGTTAACAGCAGACTTCATAGGTTCGGCGTTTTCGAGAATTAAGGATGTTGACACAATAACAACTGCGATTCCCAGTGAAGTTCCATTCTTGCATCAAAACTGCACAGTAACTCTTGGAGGAAACACTATTAGATTGCAGTCGTTTGACTTAACACTTAATAACAACGCTGAGCGGAGGTATTACAATTCAACTACACCACAAAAAATAGTTCTCGGGGACTTGTCAGTTTCCGGAACGATTGTTATTCCTTGGACTCAGACAAATTATGATAGGAATAATGCTCTTGCTGATTTCATTGCTGGAACTGACCAATTGCTCACCTTAACGTGGGGAACGGCAAGTGTTAATGAAGTAGTGATTAAGGTTAACATGCGTTTCAGTGGTGACCCCGATATTCTCACTGACAAGCAGGATTTGTCTTTAAGCCTACCATTTATTGGAGCTTACGACGGCACTAACCACGCCATTGAAATAACTTGCGAAGACTCTGTTAACAGAGGCATCGCATAATTAGAAAGGTGGATTTGATGTTTGGAGTTAGAACTACACCATTTGAGTACGTGCTTGAGGAGGACAAGGAGAGGGAGGAAAAGTACAGGACAAAGTTTTTCATTCGGCAGAAAACAATTGAAACCGAAAATGAAATAATTGGTCTCTATCGGTCAGCAAGTACAACGAGTAAGCGAGGAAGTGTTTCTCTGTCATTTTCAAAAACTGGAATGACAAAGGCAGACATTGAAGCCTTCAAACTTATCGTTGACCGAGTTGAGAACTTCTTTGTACCCTTCGATGCCCCAGTGATTTTTGGGTATGACCCATTTAATCACTTCAAAAGTTTCACTGATGCAGTTGAAGAAGAAATCAGTGGAGTAAAGTACTTGAAATTGTCAACTGTTTCAGGTGAGGACTTGAAGTATGTGTCGGTTTGTTTAACGACCGCTCAACGGAATGAGATTTTTAATGTGTCTGAGGATGTAAGTAGGCTGAGCGAAACCGAAAAAAAAGATTGAGGTTCCTTGCGTATTTCGCGTGCTGGAAGGCCAGCGAACCATCCCGAAGGCGCGAATATCACTGTGACTATTGCAGGGAACGGCAATACTTCGGGAGAACTTGCTTTTGGGAACATGAAACTGACGAAAACAACAAATTGCAAGTCGAAATTGATAACCGAGGGGGGGAGCCTCTCAAATTAATTGAGAAATTGACTGTTGAAGAGGCATTTGAAAAAATGATTGAATTTGGGCAAGAGGAGCAATTTCGATTTGAGGATGAACTTTACGTTCTTCTGAGAAAAATGCCCACTGTTTGTCCATTGTCATTAACAAATGTTGAGATGTTTGAATGGTTGGATATTGAGGAGATGAGTCAGGCGTACAAAGTCCTCCCAATTCGTGGGTCGATTTTCAATCAACCATTAATTGTCAAAGACATATTTTCAGCAATTTTAGAAGGGAAGGCTCAATACCAATCGAGGTATTTAGCAGACATGAAAACTAAGATGGAGAACAAGCATGGGTGAGGCACTTCGTCGTAAAGTTTCATTGGCGCTTGGAATTGATACGTCTGAATTTCAGAAGGGAGTTGCTGTTGCAGAACAAAGGTGGTCGAAATTCACATCGACTCTGAAAAGCACTTCGCTTCAATTAACATTGTTAGGAGCAGCTGTTGCTGGGTATGCTTACTCATTTAACAAGATGTTTATTGAGCCAAACAAGCAAATCGAGATGTTTCGAGCTTCATTGACAACCTTGTACAAGTCGTCTGAAATTGCTGAAAATCAATTGAGATGGATTTTTGAATTTGCCAAGAAAACTCCGTTTGAAGTTCCAGGGCTTGTAGAAGCATCAATTCAATTAAAGGCATTTGGCCTTGACGCGCAGAAGTGGTTGCCTTTAATGGGTGAACTTGCTGCTGGAATGGGTAAACCTGTTGACCAAGCGATTGACGCTCTTGGCAAGTTGGCATCTGGTTTGACTGGCATTGCTGTGCGTCAGTTTCAGTATTTGGGTATAGGTAGAGAACTTTGGCAAAAGTATGGTATTGAATTTGAGAAGTCTGGTGAAGCAGTAACGAGTCATCAAAAGATGATGGAAGTCTTGATTCAAATGGTTACTGACAGATTTGGTGGTGGGATGCAGCGAATGTCCCATACAATGACTGGTGTGTTGTCGAACATTTCAGATGCTTGGTGGCAATTCAGAATCAAAGTTGGAGAGGGGGTGTTCAAATACATTCGCGAGGATGTGAGAAAGTTTCTTGAGTGGATTGACCAAATGGACAAGATTGGGAAACTTGATGAGTGGGCTAGTAAGATAGGTCAGAAATTCAAGGAAATGTATGAGTGGATTAGGAAGTTTGCATCTGAGAATGCTCAGCAGTTCAAGGAGTTCATAAAAACAGTTGGTTGGTTGTTTGAAAAAGGGGCAAAGTACGTTGACGAAATACTGATAGTGATGGTAATGCTTAGAGCAGTGAAGATTGCTAAAGAATTTGCTGCTGTTATAAGTGCAATTCCTCTAATTGCGGGCGGTTCTGGTTTAGGTCTTCTTGTGACGGCAACAGGTGCTGCATACCTCTTGAATCAGCCACCAGCGCCAGGTGAGGGATACACCCCAAGGCAATCGAGAAGTGCAACAGGAAGATTTTATAAAAATCAATTTGATATTGGGGTCATGCCTTCAGGAATTCCAGTACCTGGTCTAAGTTTGGAGACAATCAGAGTTCAAACTTCTAAAGGGTTTCAATCAACTCCGCGGGGCTCAGGATTTGTAGGTGAGTTTGACCTTGAGTCAATGACTCAGCTTGAGAAGAAATCTATTAGTGAAACTAAACAAACTGCAGCCGAAGATGTCAAGATTTGGGAAGCCTCTAACGAACAAAAAAGGGAGTTTAGTGAGAAGTTTTGGAAAGAAATGCAGACGAAATACGATGAAAGTAAAAAGGCTGAACAAGAATTGAAGCAAAAGGCGTGGGAGGAGGACATATATCGAATTGAAGCACAACTGGGCTATGAAAGAATGTATGCTGACTTATCTTCTGGCTTAGTTGATGAAACTACTACCAGAAAACTGGAAGCAAACTTGAACCTTCAGGAACGTCTTCGTGAAATCAGTGAGATGCAGTACTTGAGTGAGGAGCAGCGAGATGAGTTGATTATGCTTGCACACTTGAATCACCTTGACACTATTCGTGATGTAGACAGCAAGGCTTATCAAGAAAAAGTTGACAACTTGGCAAAGTACACTCAAGTTTTCACACGCTCGTACTCAATACTCGGACGAGAATTTGGCAAGTTTGCTGCTGGTGAGATGAAGATGAGAACAATGTTAAAGAACGCAGCAATTGCTGGTATTCAAGAAATGTTAATTGCTGAACTTGAGCGAATTGCTCAGGAGGCATCAATCAAATCTGCTTATGCGCTTGCTGAAGGGTTGCTTGGAAATCCGAAGGCTTTCCTTGCTGCAGCTAAGTATGCTGCTGTTGCAGTTGCTGCAGGAGGCGCTGCTTCTTTTGCATCGACGAAACTTGACCAGTGGACTGCTGGAACTGCAGGTGAGGAAGCTGAAATGGGTAACTACGCTGCTGAGCGTCGGAGCGGTTCTCACACTTATGGGGGCACTACTCGTGGCACACCAATGAATGTGTATATTTCACCTGTAATAACAATTAATGGGCAAACCATTTTCATTGGAAACGGAACTGTTGAGGAACTCTACAGCGGAATTGCAGATGTTTCTACAAGGGCAGTTAAGCAGGCGATTGAGGATGGGGAAATCAATTTGAGTAAGGTTTCGTAATATGTGGGAGATTGGGGTTGCTTACCCGATTTACAATCATACTTTCAGATATCGAAAGGTGGTTGAAGGAACTCTTCTTGCCAACGCCAATGCAGGTGCGTCGTCAATTTCTGTTTCAATACCTACAGGGAATCCAACTGTTTCTTCACTGTTTGGTTCGTGTGGAGATACAACTAAGTTTGTTCCCTCCCTTCTTGATAGAGTTGTCATTGGGAAGTCTACGAGGGTTGCTTACTTGAATGCTGTTGAGGAAGTAAAGGTCTTATCTGTTAGTGGTTCAACCATCACACTTTACAATTCGTTGACAAACGGGTTCAATTTGGGAGACTCAATTTCATTGTATGGGGTTGGCTGTCCTGATGGTTGGGTTTTTAATTCTGGAACTGAAGTTTTGAGGAGTTTGGTGTTTAATGAGTATGGAGGAAAGGATGACCTTTGTTCATTTGGAGTTGGAATAGTTGCTGGAAGCCCTTCAGGTTCAATCAGAGCGGATTTAGCACTAACTAAGTTAATCCCGAATATGCCTCACGAGTTGAATTTTCACTACAAAAGGCACTCAGTCGGGTCTGCATGTCAAGTCGAATTGCACGAGAATAATGGAATTTCTGGAGCGACGGTTACGGCGCCATTAACAACAACCTTGAGCTGGACTGAGAGTTCAAATTCGTTTACTTCCAACATCGTTCAGAATGACAATTCTTTGATTAGGTTGAGATGGCCAACATCTGGGTTTTCCTCATTGCAAGTAATAGACTGCCTTGTCTTACAATTTGGAGCACACTTTACGACTGGGGCTTCTTATATTTTTAATCAGGTTCCGGACTCCGATGTTAACATCTTCGATTTGACAGAAAAGAAAAGTAACTTTTTGACTTCTGGTTATTCGAGGCAGCATCTACTTGCAGGTAAGGTGGTTGAGTCAAAGCGCCACGCTTTATCATGTTCCTTCACGAACATCCCAAGTGAGACTTATCACCTATTTCAGGTTTTGTCAGCGTACTCGCTGTGGCAAAACAAGGGGTTCTTGATTGCTCTTAAAACTGGTATTCCTGAACTGCCACCAATTCTTGTGGGGTTGATGGAATTGTCAGAAGTCAGGTCGTCTGCTTGGGCTTTTTCGGAGAAAAGTTTTACACTGAAATTTGAGGAAGTTTTGTAATGGCCTTTCAATTGTCTGTGGCGTGGCCTCCGGTTTACAATTATTCATTTGATATGCCAACGAAGTTGAAAAGCACACTTGCTGCTGGAGTGACAGCTGGCGTATCAAGCATTCAAGTTACTGCGTCAAATTGGAGTCAGTACATTGTCAGAGGGGACTTTGTAGTTCTTGGAGCGTCGTCAGCAACAGGTCACCTTGGAAAGACTGAGGTTGTTCAAGTTAGTGATGGTACAACCAATCCATTCACTACAGTGGCACCAACGGTGAATGCCTATAGCGCGGGCGATTCTGTTGAGGTTTTCGGAAGTCGCGTGGCAGGCGGTTGGCAATTCAACGGAGATGCTTCACTGATTGGAACTGGGATATATCAATTTCTCGGAGACCCTTATTCGGTTGGATTTGATGTTGATGGGTGTCTTCAGAGACTGAGTAAGACTGTCGGCACTACTAATTCTTACTTGAATCATGCTCTTGAAGACCATTTCTTAATGAACACCTTTCACAGGGCAATGTGCTACTACAAGTTAGTTGATGTAGTGAGTTCACCTTTTTTTGCAATGACTGACGGTGCTGGAACTTACGGTTCAGCTGCCTTGAGTAGTGGTGAGGGAAAGAGCGTTATTTCGATTCTTTCCGCTGGAAGTGTTCCAGCAAGCACTCCTCAATTATATTTTCAGATGGGGTCAACTAATGTGTTCACTGCATTGTATATTGACTTAGTGACGGTTGGGCATGCTAAGTTGACTTCAGGCGCTGGAGTAGGGTACATTTCCCTTCCTACGTCAATTCTTGGTTCAATTGACTGCTCATTCAAGGTTCGAGTTCGGCCTTCTTTTTTCGTTAATTCACTCGGCGTTTCTGGTTTTAAGCAGACGTTGAAGCATAAGTCTTCTGTAGCCATTTCACTTGAGTTTGAAGCGAATAATGACACTATCAGGGACTTGGAAGTGCTGAAATTTTGGCAGGACAGGGGATGCAAGTTGATTCTTGAAAATGACATTGGTTCCGGTTCAACTTTGAGTTTGCAGAGTAAAGTAGCACCGCTGATTCTCGGAACTATCGATTACTCAATCAACAAGAGATTCTGGAATCAAAATCTGAATAGAGTGAACTTTACCTTTGAAGGGGAATGATTAGTGTCAATTTCAAGCATAGCGAATCAGTCGTACTTGGACTACTTCATCAAAGTCTACATTCAGGATGACAATTCAAAGTGGATTGACTTCACTGATAGAACTTCTTACATTGGCTTTCGGGGTGTTGACCGGGTAATGAACTTACAATCAGTCAAATACACTGTTGAGAAGGAATTTGGACTTTTACAAACTACTACACAGAGAATAACGTTTGACAACTCCGATAACTTCTTTTCAAAGCCATTTCCTACTACACTGAAAACTACTGATAGCAACACCGCTTCGTTTTTGAAGACCTCCAATTACAATCATTCAGTACTCTTCAAACACAAATTGAAGGTTACAGCATGCTTTTATGATAAGAGTGCTGGCATTGGTTTAGCAACAATAACCTCGCACCAACAGGTCACCCCTCTGTTCGAGTTTACTCTTGGAACATTCATTTTGGACGAGTTTTCACTGGACTTTTCCAGTCGAACAATCACATTTGCAGTAAAAGGCCTTGAGGCACCTTTGATGAAAGTTGATGCATCAAAAATCAAAGATGGCAATAGTTGGTATCAAAACAGGCCAGTATCGTTTTTGATTTCCGAGTTGTTGAAGCTTTACTACATGGATTCCGATGGGCAGTTGCCCGACACTTACAGTATTGAGAGGAATCTATCGACTCCGACGATTGACGGGTCATTGATTTTGTCTCACTTTGGAAGACCACCAGAGTGGGATGGTTCGAGGTGGAGAAATGATGGATTGTATACTCGTGCAATCTGTTGGGCTGACTTGAGTATAAGCGGAACCAGAGGGCGTTTGTATTTGGGGTGCGATGATGAACTTTGGGAGTGGAACCCTGATACTGATGAGTACACTTTAATTGATGACTCAACCATTTACGCCCTCAATCCTAACGCCAAAATCAAGAAAATCATTGTAGGGTCTTCGCAACAATTGTACATTGTAGCGTGGCAGGATGAGTCCGATTATTCAAAGAATACCTTTACAGATTTTAATGCCAGTAGGCCGTGTTACATCCTGATTTACAACGGTTCTACCTTGACGTACTTGACGACGACTGAAATTTGGTCTTGCATTTACTTGGTGCATTGGTCGAACGTTTCTGCTGGAGGAGTTGGCGCTGGAATTGGACAAATTTATAGTGGAACCTGTGGTGAAAACAAAACTGTTCCGTTTCCACAAGCTGTGTATTACTTGGAGTTTGACCCGTCGGTGTCTTTGAATGTTATCGGAACGAGTCCGACTGCTGGAATTTGGGACAACTTGTCAACGATTTTGACGCCAATTTACAAACCTGATACTGGATATGTCGGTGTGGCCAAGTATTACGTTCCAGAGAAGACGATTGGGTTGTGGCATTTCGACTCTATTTTCACCACAAAAGGGAGATTGATGTGGTCTTATGGCGTACCTTATCAAGTTGTGCGGAGTTCGCAGGGCGGCGTGGAGAAATTGTTCATGTTTGAGCACCTCGGGGTGAGTTATAGCGGCGCAACGCCAACTGAGATTTTCTACTTGAAGAGGGTGTTGATGAGCACTGGTGCTACCACCACGTGGGGGATTGGAACGGATTTTGTTCCAGTATGCTTATGGAAGAAATCCCTGACGTCGAATTACGTTATGATGTCTGTGATGAGTTTCGACGTTGCTGGGACTGGCGACGCTAACAGAAACAATAACGTCATCTTGCGATTCGACGAGACTACTGGAGTGATAACCAACATCGGCAACTTCACATCAGTTGTAAGTGGAGATGATTTGTATTGGACGTTATTTGAAGTTTGTGAACTAGGAACGTCGGGGTTCGCCGTAGCCTCGTGCTATAACAGGAAGACGAGAGTCTTCCAGTTGCTGTGGGTGAGCAACAGCGAGTTTTTCGGGTACTTATTCAATTCAAGCGTGATTGCGACCAGTTTGAATCAATACAAGCAACTTCACTACGATTCGGCGAGTAATAAGGTGTATTGTTACGAGGTGAACGCTGGGAGAGTAGTATCAGTAAATATTTCGGGTGTGATGACCATTGAAGCATCAGGTTCATCAGCAGTTGAAGGCGATTACAACATTCTGTCGAGTTTGACGAGTAGAACAGATGTTTCTTCATCAGCACCGGTAATTTACGGCATATCATCCCCAACTTATCCACCGGAGACTCAGGATACTTACCCGAATGGGAAGTTTTACTTATTCCAACTCGCAAATGAAATCACAGACAGAATTGAATTGGCGGATTTCTCTGATAAGAAGTCATGGGATGCTATCAAACTCCTTACTCAAGCAAGCAATTCAATTGCATTTTTCGATGAGAATGGAAACTTTGTGCTGAAGAAAAGGCTTGTATCGAGTGGAACTGCAGACTTCTCAATAGGAAATCAAGGAGGTTCTGTTGAAAATGTCATTGACGTTAAGGTCACTTCCGGTGAGACTGAGATTTTCAACTACTGCGCTATTGAACCAGGTAGGGTCACATATGAATTGCCCAACGAGGATGCTATAACTCTCGTTGCTCGAAATGACAATGAGTATGGTGATGGGGTTAGTGAAGTGCCTTTTGTTCCTTATGACATTGACCAGCGTGATGCTTTGACTAAAGTGGTGCGCGCGGTTTGTGTAGTTGGTGGAACTACAACCGATGGATTGAGTCGATTTAAGTATGCAATAACGAATGAGAAGATTTCAGCATTTTTGACTCAAGATGCTGGTGTGGCAGATGTCACTTACTACTTATCATCAGTATTTGGGGGAGACGACGTTGCAAGCGGGGTGAATGTCGGCGACTTTGCTTCGGTGATTCATCCAACTTCGGGCGCCGAGTTGATTAGGACGATAACAACTGTTTCACTATTAAACAACACGATAACATTGGCGTCAACTTTTGGAGTTGCCCTCAATCGAAAGACAGAAATATCGATTCTCAAGGCATTTCAAACTGCAAGCAACACGAAATCATCGTGGTCGGATGAGGGCGTTGCATACTTGACTGCCAATTTGACTGCTACCGTTGCCACAGTCAACTCCCTTGATGGGTTGTCGGTTGGCACAGTAGTGAAATTCAAGTCTGGAACTACTTATTCATCTGAATATCGAATAACGGCAGTTAATAAGTTGCTCAATCAGTTCACCATTGACTCTGCCGTGCCAAGTACGATTTCTTCAGGTGCTGTTGTTCTTGCTTGGTATTCTCCTATTGATAACGTCGCTTACCCGTCACAACTTGAAATAGGAGGCTCGAGGGTGTTTTTACAATTTCGAACTCCTGAAGGAGGGACTGCTGAGAGTGATTTCACGAAAACTTTCAAACCCGGTGATAGGATAACGATTGATTGTCCCGGCCTGCAATTGAATTCAGATTCAACATCAAAACAGGTGGCAGTCAATGTAACTTCAGAGTCAAAGTACCAAAGGCTAGAATTCCCAACTATTTCGAATTCCTTCATTCATGCGGTGTTAGCGAAGGAGTTTGCAAGGTACATTGTGAATTACTACAAAGACCCAACATACAGTATTGAGTTAACAATTCCTCTTGCGCCGGAGTTGAAATTGGTGAACAATTCGGGTGAATTAGTTCGAATTGATGTTTACTTACCAGAAGTGTTTCCATTTTCTGAAGGTGGAATACAACAGTGTCACGTTAGAGGAATTGAGCACAATCTCTCAAATCGAACGACGAGGCTTAGTTTGAAAGCTGTCGAGGCCTATTAACATCAAAAAAAAATCTCTTTGATTTTTTTCGTATTCATTATATATTACAAATAGGTGAAATGACATTGCTGCCTCCTTTAAAGACAGGGTTGGTTATAATACATAGACCAATCCTGTGAGAATTAGAAAGAGATTATGCCAGCGTTAGCGTTTAGAACACTCAACGAAGCGAAATCACATCTTATCAAACTTAAAGCTCGACACAAATTCGAAATTGGAAAGTTTGTAAAGTACTGCCACACTTCGAATTTAGTTATCTGTCCAGTTTGCATGAGTTTCGACACAAAGCCCATTGATATCTCGGCCTCTTCTGCACTGAATACACCTGTAAAATTTCAATGCACAATTTGTCAAGCCGAGTTTTACAAGATATGACTCAAGAAGAAGAGCGTCAACTGGCGAATGCACTGTCTTTTCAGATTCGAAAAGCCAATCGAACAATTCTGCTTATACACACCGACTATTGTTCTTATAGAGCTCGAGCACTTCCTGTAAAATGTGCAGGATGTTCTTCAATGATGCCCTGTCGGCGCTACGCTGAAATCATAACACAGATACTTCATACGTCGTCAACTTCATCGATTAAAGCTACTGCGTGGTCTCCGAAAGATGTTGTACTGAAGCAAGATGTGTACTTCCCTACCGCTAATACTAAACGAAGAAAGCAAGAGGACAGCGATGAAGCCGATTTCGGGATGGATTCAGACATCTAGCAATACCAAATTCGATTACGAATCTTTTACGAAGGACAGTGTGAGTGTTGAAGATATAGCGCATTCGTTATCTCATATTTGTAGATTTTGCGGGCATACTCGAGAGTTTTATTCCGTAGCGCAACATTCCGTGCTGGTTGCTCTTAATGTTAGAGAAGAAAAACACTTCATGCACGCGCTGTTTCACGATGCCTCTGAAGCGTATATATCTGACATCCCACGGCCACTAAAACGGAATTTCTATAAATTGCAAGCCTTGGAGCGTCTGATTCTTCGACGAGTTTTCGAAAAGCTTGAGATGTCTGAAACATTGCCGGAGGAAGTTCACTATTGGGACAATGTTTTGATTGCTACTGAAGCACGTGACTTGTTTAGTTCTTCAGTGGACGACTGGACAAAACAGCTTCCACAGCCCCTAACGTGGTCTATCAGACCTTTACCACCGCAAGCAGCTAAGCAGCTCTTTCTTGATGCGTTTTATTCGCATAACTCCGAAAATTTCAAGTGTTGACGCTGTTTTAGAAATATCCATAGCACAACAAGTTACAACGATTTTCATAAATTCTTTTTGTCTGGTCTTGTAACTCTATATAAACTAACAACTTACAAGGGATATACAACCAAAAA